CCGCTTTCGAGTGGAGGCCCTCCACCCTTGAAACAGTCGCTCATCTCGCACGTCTCGCAGTCCGTCTGGGTCGGCCCTTCCTGCAACGCGCAGAAGCCGTAGTACCGAACCGGACAGTCCTCTGTCTCTCGGGAGCCGAGTGCGAAGTTGAAGGTCCCCTCATCGTTGAATGCCCCGTCCGCCCATTCGAGCAGCGAGTCGCGAAGCCGGTCCTGCCAAGTAGGTTCTCGGTCCTGGTTCATGCCTTCCCCTCCCGTCGCAGGATCGCGGCTATCGGCTCGGGGGCTCTGTATCCGCCCTCTCGGCCAATCGCCCGACAGGGCACTCCTCGCAGGTTACGTCGCTCAGGAATGCCATGCAGGACATGTACCCGTCGAATACCGGACTCGGCAGCGCGAGACACTCGACAAGCACTCGCTCTTGGTCCCCGCTCCCCTCGGTTGACAGGCGGAACCACTGGCCGTGTGGGGGGTAATCATCAAAGTACGAAAGCCTGCTCATGTCGCCTCCTATGTTCGCCCGATTGGCCGGTAGGCCCCGTTGAAGGAGCGGCCCCGGTACCATGCCCTTGGTCTCCATTGGAGGACCGCTGGGGGCCTACCGTCCGGGCTCGCGGTCGCCCGCGAAAGCTCACTCGTCCTCGTCGTCGTCCTCCCCGCCATCGTAGATCAGATGACCTCCACATTCGGGGCAGACCATCCCGCCCTCGTGGAGCGACGTACTCCCGTGCCATTCGCACTCCTCGCATGTGTACCAGTGGGCCATACTCAACGTCCTCTCTGCGGTCTCCCGCGAAAGTGTGCCGGTCAAGGTCGCCTACAGCGTCGGGAGCAGCGACCGCTCATTCGCGATAACGAGGCCGCCAGACCCCGCCCGACTTCGCCCCCGCCGACACGGGGCCGACCGGCAAGGCTCAGTCCATCTCTCCCGGCGCTTCGAGCAGGGCCGAGAGGCCGAGGGCTTCGAGGACCGCCTTCATCTCCTGCAACCTTTGCGGCCACTCATCCTTCAGAAATGCCGCCTGCATCCTGACTAACCGTGCTGCTCCAGTCCGACGACACTCAACTTCTGCGCGCGGGCGCAGCCCTCGCAGAGCGTCCCGGCCGCGGGCTTCCCGCTTCGCGTCTTCGCCAGCGGCCACATCCTCGCGCACATGGCATTCCGGCGACCATCCGCCGGCTGGTAGGATGACTCGTAGTGCACGGTGATACCCCCCGGCCCCAGCACCGCGAAGGTCTTAGGTTTTGCCATCGGAGGCCTCCTGCTCGTACTCCGGCCACGCGGCGGGGATGCCGATGGCTGCGAGCACACTCCGCACCGCAACGATATGCTTGGGCGCGGTATTGAGCAGCGCCTCCCGCACCTTCTCAGTCGTCACCCACCAGCCGGGGCCGCCCTCGGGGCCACGCTCGATGGAGGCGGCGAGTTCGCGGAACGGAGGCCCGCTGAAGTGCCGATGTTCGGTCGCCCAGTAGGCTGCCTGTTTCAGGGCCTGCACGTAGTAGTTTCGGCTTGCCCATTCGGGGCGCGGAACATCGGGGTTCACGACAGGCAGCAGGTACGCCCGCTTCAGCTTCGCCTCCGCTGCCTCGGCGCGACGGTTAGCCTCGGCGAGCGCGGCCTCCAGTCCCGCGACGCGGGCCTCGGCTTGCTCCGCTAGGCGGTACTGCTCTCCGCGCTCCGTCTCGGCGGACTTGCATCTGTCCGCCCAGTAATCGCGGTCCGCCGCCCGCTCCCGCAGCCGCGCGTTCTCGGCGGCGAGGGCGCCGAGTCGACAGGCGGACTGCAATCGGCGGCGCTCCGACTCGCTCTCGCGGTAATGGGGACACGGGTCGAGGGTGATGCTGCACTGGAAGCACGGAGGTGGTATCACGCGCCCGCTGGTGAAGTGGCAGTGCTGGCACTCCCCATCCGGCGCGAGCGCCTTCCAGTCGGCCGGATCCCCAATGGCCCGCGAGACCGCCTCGGCGACCAGCGGCGACAGGGGCAGTGAGGTCTGATTGGGAGCGTCCCCCTTCGGCTTGGGATTGCCGCACAGACCACACTCTCCGCACCGGCAGTCCGAGGCATCGGGCTCCGCCTGTTCAGCGCGGGCGAGGTCGGAGCGCAGGCATTCAAGCAGGGCCGTCAGCGCCCGCCCGTCCTCTGTGTCGCCGATGCGGAACCTGGACATCGTATCCCGAAGCGCCTCCACGGCTCCACGGCTCCACGGTACGTCACTCATGGCTCCCCTCCAGTAGTTCCAGCGACGCGGCTACTTCTGCATCGGCATGACGACACTCTTGAAGCTGAGCGCCGACGCGGCCGGCGGCTCGACGCCCTCGATCTGCACCTGGTTCAGCGCGCCGTGCAGCGTGATCCGCGCCGTCTTCGCCCCGAGTCCGCGATGCGCGCGGAGTATCTGCGCGAGGTACGCGCCGTTGAGGTTGACCTCCCGCTGAGTGCCGACCCAGGTCGCGCCTTCGACGGCTGCCTCGGCACGGGCCTGCTCATCGCGGTACTCGGCGACGATCGTCGTTCTATCGCCCGCATCCAAGATCCTCACACGATCTGCGTCGTCGCGTCCCACAACGTCCGCCGTCTTCAGCGCGCGGAGCGTCGCGGCGATGGGCAGTTCGGCATGGCCGACGGGCGACTTCTCATAATCGAGGACCTTCTGCCAGTCGGGGAACGCGCCGACGTGCTTCCGCCAGAGGACCGTCGCCCGCGGCGAAGCGAGCGCGACCCAGGCCGGATCGCTCGTCGTGTACATCTGCGCGCCCTCGCCAAGGAAGGTCGGAGCCGACTTCAGCACGTCGAGCGGGATCAGGACCTCGCGAAAGGCCTCGGGCGCCTCGCCTGGCCCGTCCAGTCGCACGACCCCGAGGCGATGCGTGTCGGTCGCCGCGACGGACCACTGCCCGGCGGAATGCGCGAACTGGACGTGCATCAGCACCGCCCGCGTATCGTCCCTCGAGAGATACGGAAGCAGGACGTGCGCCGCTCGCAGGGCGCCGTCCGGCAGGGCCTGCGCGGCGGCCAGCGTCGGGAGGTTGGGCGCGTCGATCTCGGGAGCGGGCAAGACGAGGTTCGCGGTCGGGGCGGCGATATGTAGGCGGCCGTCGGCGAGGGCCACATCGACCTGCGGCTCGTAGCTCAAGGACTCCAATGCGGAACGCAGAAGCGGGAGGTCGATCCTCAAGGTCGCGTTCCCGATGGGCGGCTCGCCCTCCAGCGGCACGACGCCCCAGGCCAGGCGGTCTTCGCCCTCGGCGAGGACGCGCAGCTCGCCGTCCACGGCGGCCAGCGCGCAGGACCGCTTGCCGCCGGTCCGGAAATGCCCCTTGCCGAGGTACTGCGGAAACTGCTCGCCCAACGGCCGGACAGCCGCGAGCGCGGCCTTGATCGTCTGAGCGAACGTCTGCGGATTCACGAGCACGGCGGATCACTCCTCTCTGTTGGGGCGGGCGGCGGGGCTGGGGTTCTCGTCCTCCGCCGCCCGCTCTGTCGGGCCTTATGCTTGACAGTATAGCGCAACGTCAACGGCCTGTCAAGCCCCGGGTTCGGGCTTCGCCTTCAGCGCCGCGCGCGCCGCGCGGAGGGCGTCCATCACCTCGCCGATCATGCCGTCGAGCTTCCGGCGCTGCGAGGGCGTCTCGGCGTAGCCGGAGGGCGGCACGGCGTCCAGGGCCTCATGCGCCTCGTTCGCGGCCTGCCCCAGCGCCTGCGTCAACGGCGTGGAATAGCCCAACGTCGCGACGTGCTCCAAACCGTCCGCCACCAGTCCGCCGAGCTTGACGCGCTCCCCGGCGATCGCGGCTCCCTCCTCCATCCGGCTCCCGCCACATCCCATCGGGTCCTGGCCCATGTGTCTCACGGCTCCTTTCTGTATCCCGCGTCAGCGGGACTGGCCCCGCCGGAAGGCGGGGAGGTCACGGCGTGCGGTCCTTCCACGTCAACAGGTCTGGCTCCGGCATCTTCGCCGCGTCTGGCTGGCAGTGCGGGCTGAACCACGCGCACTCCCTCGCCGAGTTCGCGCGTCCCCTCCCGTTCTCGTCGGCCTGCGACCCGTAGCCGCCTCTCGCTTTCCAGTACCAGGGCTCCCAGCCCAGGTCTTCGAGTTCCTCGTGGCCCTCGCCCCGGTAGCCGCAGAGCGCGATGCGGAGCTTCGGGTCGGAGCCGTGCTCCACGCACCACTGCCGCACATCCCGCGCAACGCCCTCGGAGTCTGTCGAGTAGCAGCCCTCGTCGCGTTCGGCGAGGTCGTAGGGAGGGTCGAGGAAGACGCCTGTCAAGCCCAACTTCACCGTCGGCGTCGGCCCCATGATGCGCGACCAATCCCCGCAGCAGATGCGGACGCGGCGGAGGCGGTTGGCGAGGCTGCGCATGTAGTCGCCGAGGTGTTCGGCCCAGTCCTCGCAGACGGTATCGGCGGAGTCCCTCCCCGCGTCCCCGAGGTGTGGGCGCTGGCGGTGCACGCCCCTCCCCGCGTCCCCGAGGTGCGGGCGCTTGCGGAGCACGCCCATCCCCGCGTCCCCGAGGTGCGGGAGCTTGCGTTTCTGCCCGGCACCCGAGGTCTTCACGAACTCCCCGTCAATGGACTCCCAGGGACCGTTGCCCGAGGGTCCGCACCAACCTCCGCCGATCCAACAGCACATCCCCCACAGCCACCAGCCCGCGGCCTTCGGATCGTAGAAGTCCGGGTCACCTTCGAGCTTGCGCGTCAACTCCGACCGTTCCCCGCGCAGCCAGACGTGTCGGGCATGGAGGTCCTGCTCGATGACCGGACTATCGGCCCAACGGGCGACCTCCTCGGGGGCCTGCTGGATGGCCCGCCACGTGTTCGCGAGGAACGAGTCGGCGTCGTTCACCGTCTCGGTACGGTCCCACCACTCATGCTCGTCGGGTCGCGCGAGCAGCATAGCCGCCGAACCCAGGAATGGCTCGCAGTAGTTGGGCGTATCCCCGAGGCGCGACCAGACGTAGGGAGCGATGCGGGACTTTCCGCCGAAGTAGGGCATGGGAGCTGCAAGACTACTCATCGCGTCCCCTCTCGCCGTCTCTCACTCATTACTCCTCTTCATTCACTCCTCGGTCTTCGGCCACGCCACCCTCAGCGGCGTCGCCCCGTCGCAGAGCACGAGTTCCTCCCGTGCCCGCGTGAACGCCACGTAGAACTGCCGGACCGTCGGGCCTGGATCCCGGAGGAACCCGTCGAAGCCCTTGCGGCTCGTATCCGGGAAAACGTAGCAGCACGAGGCTTCTCCCCCCTTGAAGCTGTGGATCGTCCCGACCCAGAGCTTCGGCTCCTCGTCGAGCGCGTCAGGTCGGTCGGCGGCCTCCGCCACCCGCAGGGCGTACTCCGCCGGGCGCTTGCGGACCTCGGCCAGTTTCGCGTGCAGCCACCTCAAGCAGTCGGGGAACGGGGCCGTCGCGCCGGCGAAGTCCTCGTCGCTCATCGACTCAGCGACCCGCAGGACGATTTCCGCTTGCGGAGTCCAGTCTTCGAGCGCCGTGAGCTTCATCTTCGTGCCGCGCTTGAAAGCGCCCCGGGTCAACTTCGCCCAGGCGGCGAGCTGGCGCGGCGTCCAGAAGGCCTCCTGCGCATCCGGCAGGTGTGGGGCGAGGAACGCCTTCATGGCGTCCATCGTCGTGCCCTCTCCGGCGCGGTACAGGGGGTTCCAGTCGCTCCGCTTCCTCCGCCAGGGATTAGAGAAGGGGACGGCCGCGGCCCGCAGGGCCCGGACCAGGGGCTCCAGCATGTACCCGCAGGCAGCCATGACCATCACGCTCCGCCCCTCGGCGACCTGCCGCGCGGCGTCTTCGACGAGGAGTTCAGGCTCCGTCCACTGATACGGTTCCTGGCGCACGAGGCCCTCGGCGACGGACCCGTCCGCTTCGAGGCGCGGGTGGTACTCGAAGTCCTCGCGATCGGTCAGCCGCTGAATCCAGCCCCGCGCAAGCGCGTGGACGGCGCGCGGGACGCGGTAGCTCTGGGCCAGGACCTTGAGGTGCTTGGGCTTGACCTCGACCCAGACTTCCGGCGAGACGCCGGCCCAGGTGTAGATGCTCTGATCCGGGTCGGCGCCGAAGACAACCTTCTCAGCGGCCTTCGCCCAGCGCCACACAAGGGAGAGTTGCAGGCGGCTGAGGTCCTGCGCCTCGTCCACGATCAGCACCGCCGGGTTCCCCGGCGCGCAGTCCGCGTCGTGGTAGGCTACCTCCAGCATGTCCGTGAAGTCGATGGTGTCTGTCTCGCGCTTGAAGGCCTCCCAGGCGTCGGCGAACCGCACGACGTGGAGCGGCCACGCCGCGCGATCCAGCATGAGGTTCCGCAGGCGGCTGTACTCGGCCAGCAGCTCGTCGCCCGGGGCTTGCCCGTCGAAGTCCCCGCCAAGGTCCTCCAGGTCGGCGGCGGACTTCGCCGCGCCGATGGCGTAATGCGGATGAGCCTCGGAGAACTCCTTCAGACGCTTGCGCGTCTCGGCGATCTCGGAATGCCCGATGGCGCGGTAGGCGAAGGCGTGGAGGGTGCCGACGTTTTCGTCCGGGATCGGCAGGTCACGCCCCGCGATCTCGGCCGCCGCGGCGCGGGTGAAGGAGCAGACGAGGACGGAGCTGGCTCCGTGAACATCAGCGTCGCGGGCGATCTGCTTCGTCAAGAAGCTCGTCTTCCCGGTCCCCGGGGGGCCGATCACCCGACAGTCCCCAATCAAGTCGAACAGACTCTCACCCATGCCAATCACCCCCCTTCTCGCCCCGTAGATCGATTCTACGCCCCTCCGCCTCGCCTACGCCCCCAAACCCCGCCTACCTCGCCCGGAGGGCGCAGGACGGGCCCGCAGCGGGCGGCGAGACAGTTTGCGTGGCCCTCGCCCGTCGTTCCGCGCTCTGCGCCAACCGCCCGAGGCGCAGGGCCTTCAGGGCGTCGTACAGCAGGCCTGTTACCGCGAAGGAGTGCTCCTGCTCCCTGGCCTTCCCGAACACCTCCGCCAGCTTCTCCACGCAGCGCCGGTCCCGCCGTGCGACGGTCTCGGCCAGCCCTGTCGTAGACCTCAGCCCCCGCCCGTGCGCCGCCTGGCGCCGGGCGAGGTCCTCGGCCAGGGCGCCGAACTCCGCCTCGGTCAGCGAGCCGCGCCCATGCAGCACGAACCGGCCGTCTTCGAGCCGCCAGGTATGGGGCATGGGTCAGTACCCCTCCACTCGGCAGCCCGCCCCGACGAGGAAGGCTTCGAGTCCGGCTTCTGGGGCACGGGCGCGCGGATGGCTGGTCTTGCTCCAGATGGCGTCGGTCGCCTGCGGTCGCTCCGGCGGGCGCAGGGCCTCGGCCTGCCGGCGGCGGAACTCGGCGACGAACGACGCCCACTGCTCGCGCTTGCGGCGGCTGGCGATCTGGCCGGGATAGCTCACGGGTCACACCTCCAAGTTCAGCGTCCCCTACCCGGCTCTCGCGGCGGCGACGTGGAGCTTCCCGGGCGTCCCCCCCCGTAGAGCGTCGCTTCGTCAACCGTCGCGAACGGCTCCATCGTTCCCCTCACCTCCCTTCGAGCATCGCTGCCTGGTCGGCTCCCGATCCAGTCGGAAGGGCGTCCACCACGTCCGCCTGCTTCACCGCTGCGATGCCCCAGAACTTCAGGCACTCCGTCTTCCCGTCCGCGCCCTTCGCCCCCGGCGGCTTGCAGTGGTGTGAGGTGTAGACCGCCCCCATCGCCTTGAGCCGCTGGCAGAGTTCGCGCTGCGTCAGTCGCAGCCCGATGGCCGGCAGATGGTTCATCAATCCCGCCGTGCGGAACCACGTCCGGCCGTCGCGGATGAAGGGCCGGTGCGGCTCTTCGACCGGAGCCCCCGACTCCTGGCGGCGCATCCCGCCCATGACCTCGACAACGTGGTTCAGCAGCCCGCCCAACTCGCCCAGGAACGTCGCGTCCTCCCCGGCGTCCAGCTCCTCGGCGACCTTCGCGATCAGGTTCACGAGGTCGCGCCATGAGGGCTTCTCGGTCTTATCCACGCTGCGCGGCAGACGCCCGCAGATCGTGAACAGCGCCCCCTGGACGGTGCTCTGCTGAACGACCTGCTCGGCCTTGAGCGGCGCGCACTTCCCCTCGGCCCAGAACAGGTATACCGGCGGCGTGCCCGACACGCGCTGGATGTTCTCCAGGCCGATGTCGAGCTTCTTACCGATCATCGCGATGGCCTTCGCCCGCTCGTCCACGTCCTTGCGCTCCGGGGGGTCCTGAGAGAAGCGTTGCAGCTCGGAATCAACCTCGTCGTCCTCCACGCCGTTGAGCGCCGTCGCGATGGTCCGCGCGAGGTAGTCGGCGCGCCCACCCTTCTCCTTCGGGTCGCCGTGCCGCGTGCGATGATCCCGGAGCAGCGCTCCGATCTCCGAGGGGCTCCAGCCGGCGACGGCCACGAAGTTCGCCAGGGCCAGGTCCCACTGCGACAGGCTCCGGTTGGTCATGTCCGTGCGCTTGTGATCCCAGGTGGCCTTGTACTCCGGGCTGTTCGCGCATAGCGCTTCGTGCAGACCGTGAGGGAACGGCTCGTTGAGCTTCAGGAGCGGAGCCACGTCCTCCCACTTCCAGCCGCGCGTCGGGCGCTCCCGCGGGAGTGCGGGCGGCTTGCTCAGGACGCGCTTGGGCACATACTCGTCGCCGAGGGCGAACTCCTCGAAGTCCTCCGGTTCGTAGCGCGCCGCGTCGTCCAGATCCAGCAGCTTGACCGGGACCGGCGGGGGCTGCTTGTGGTTCGCCGTACCCGCGACCCGCAGGACACGCGAGAGATCGTGTACCGAGTCCGCGCCCCAGCCGTGCTCGTCGAGCTTCAGGAGCAGGGCGTTGTGCCAGCCGCGCCGCAGGGCGATGGCGTGGGCCCGCTCCTCGTCGGAGCCGAACACCCACGGCTCCTTGTGCAACCACCACACATGTAGCCCGTGCCCGCTCCGCACGATGGCCGTCGGCCGCAGGACGCAGCCCGCGAGCCATTCGAGCGCCGCCGCCTCGTCCGGCGGGCGGTCGGGGTGCTCCTCGCTCGCGAAGTCGAGATCGGCGATCATCCCGACGACGGCCGCCGAGGCCTTGATCGTGATGCGCCGCTGCGTCTCGACGGGCGAACCGCCGGGGTTGAGCACCTCGCCGATGGGATGCTCCGCCAGAGCGACGCCACAGTACACGTCCTGGCGCTCCGCCTCGGCGAGCGCCCAGGCCGCTGCCTCGTCCGCCGAGCGGAACCAGCGCGTGCGCTTGTCCGGCGCCCAGAGGTGAAACCACATGCCCTCGGGCAGGTCGCCGTACAAGGTGCGGAGGAAGTGCTGACACTGTTGCTGTGGGTCCACTCGGGCGCCTCCGTTAGTGGGGTGGGAAGCGCGGGGGTCCCCGGCCGAGGACCCCCGCGCGGGGCGGGTGGAGGCGCCGCCTACTCAGGGGCGTCGGGGTCGGTGTCCGGGTCGGCGGGCACGGAGGCGGGCGGCGCATCGATGGTCTCGGGAGCCGACTCCTCGGGAGCGACCTGTGGGGCCGTGGGCACCCCGCGCGTCACGACGCTCATCAGCGAGGCGCGCAGCTTGCCGGATACGACGGCCTCCGAGGGGGCCAGGTCGCCCGCATACGCGAACGTGCAGCGCGAGTATCCGATCCCGGAACCGGAGGTCGCCTTCTCCAGGCCGATCTCGGTCAGGACCGCGTAGAGCCGCTTGCCGCTGCCAGCCAGCTTGATAAGGTACCGCTTCAGGGGCTTGAGGCTCGTCGGCGGCACGGAGAGGAACGACGGCATCGACCCGCCCAGCTCGTGGAGGAACAGGACGTGAAGGCGCTGCTTGCACGCCTGCCCGCGTCCCGGCTCCCCGCCCTTGCCTTCGGAACTGCCCCACTGCGCGCGGGGGCAGGTGGCGCAGTCGAAGGGCCCCTCGCCATCGTTCGGCAGGCCGCGATCCCCGAGGCCGTTCGCGCCGTCCGCGCTCGCGCAGTCCGGCGGGGTCCCCTCCGTGGCATCGCTGGACTGGTAGAACTGCCGGGCCTGCTGAACGTGGAGCAGAACCCCGCGCAGCTTCGTGACTGCCTCGACGCCCGTCAACGTCTCGACCGCCCACGTCTGACCTCCGCCGGCGGGCACCTGGAGCTGGTCCAGGTCGAACAGCGTGATCCCCCCGCCGACGTTCTCCGCGAAACTCTCCTGCAGGTCGTCCACGGCCTCCGCGATCTGCGTCAGGGGGCCGAACTCCTCGGGCTTTGCCAGGGCTGTCTCGGTCGTCTTCGGCATGTGGAGCACCTCTCTCTCGGGTTGTGGTGTTGGGTCCCGCCGAAGCGGGTCTCGGCAGGGTTGGCGCTTTGGGGGAGGGCCTCTCCGTGCGAGGAGTCCCCGCTCGCCGCCCCGGCGGGGTATGACTACCGTTTGCTCGCCGTAACGCCGACGCGCCACTTCGAGCCGACATCGATCACCCCCTTCCAATCAGCTGGCAGCGCATCCTGCTCGTCGGCCAAGACCCGGCCCGCGCGCTTCGCCTCCGCCTCGGCCCGCTCCACGCGCTCGCGGATGTAGGCGGAGAGGGAGGCGGCGTTGAAGTCGAGCTTCAGGAACGCGCCCGTTTCATCGCCGACGAGGGCGAGGATGAGTTGCTCGAAGGCCTGCTTCTCGTCCATCGGGAGGGTGCCGATGGCGAGCGCGATCCGACGGATCGCATCCCAGTCCGTCTTCCGCAGCCGGTGGACCGCCTCTTCCTTCCCCTCAGGGAAGGCGGCGAAGCGGAACTCGTTGCAGGACAGCGTGACCTCCCCGTCCGACCACTTCCAGGACCCGTCCAGGGCCATGTGGTCGCCAACCTCCTGCTCCAGCCCGGCCTTCACCTCGCCGGCGGCCTTCGCTACCGCCGACGCCTCGCGGTACGCGAGCGCCGCGTCCTTGTAGGCTCGCAGCAGGCCCGTGTCCAGCCCGCCTGGCTCGGCGGCCAGGGCTTGCTTCACCGACGCCCGCAGTTCGGGGTCCTCGGCCAGCGCCCGGATGATCGCCGTTGCGCGGCTCGGGGCTTGCGGCTCGTCTCGGATGGTATCTTCGTCTCCCACAGGATCACGCTCCTCTCTCTACGACGCTGGTCATATAGACCGTTTCATCCTGTCCGCCGATCTCGAAGGTAAGGTCGCAGTGCTCGCACCACCAGAAGGGTTCCTCGGCCTCGGTGTCATACTGATCGTTCATCGGCCTACGGCACGAGGGGCAACGCGGGGTCATCTGCACTTCCTTGCGGGCCACAGCGGATCACGCTCCTCTCTCGTTCGGCGTCGGCTCAGTATAGCACAATGTTGACAGAGCGTCAAGGCTTCCTCCGCAACCCATCGACCACGTACCGCACCACGTCTTCCTTCGCTGCTAGGGCTTCGAGGATCGTTTCGTCCACGGTGCCCTCGGCGACGAGGTGGATGTAGGTCACGGGCCGCGTCTGGCCGGGGCCGTCTTCGTCGCACGGTTTGCGATCTTGTCGAGCGCGTAGCTCACCACGTCTTCCTTCTTCTCCAAGGCTTCGAGTTTGATCTCGTCGATGGTATTCTCGGCGAGCAGGTAGTAGTACGTCACCGGACGAGTCTGATCCGGCCCATAGATGCGCCACCGCGACTGATCCTGCTCTCCCCACTTCCACCCCAGCGTGTAGTATACGGCATAGCAAGAACGAGACAAGTCGATGCCTTCTCCGCCAGACTGCGGATGCGACACGAGCACGTTCGACCGGCCGGCCTTCCAGGCAGCGCATCCCCCGGAGTCGATGTCTGCGCGGCCCGAGAGTTCGTCGGTCAGGTGCCCCAGCTTCCGCGCCTCTTCGTGCATGTCGTCCAGGTCGCGGTGCAGTTGACCAAAAACAACGACCGGCTCCCCCGCTTGCCAATCCGTAGGAGGCTGGAAGTCCTCCATGACCTCGGAGAACAGTTCTGCCTTCGCGCGATCCACGCGCTGCGGTGCTCCCTCGATGGGCAGCCATCCGTTCGCGATCTGCTGCAAACGCACAAGCCTGGAGAGCCCGTTGGATGCCGTAACCTTCCCCTCCCGGATCTCGGCCGCGAGGTTCTGCTCCATGTCGTCGTACAACCGCCGCCCCTCGCGCCCCAATGTGCAGTACCGCAGGACCGTCTCCTCGGGCGGCAGGTCAAACACGTCCTCCGTATCGCAGCGGAAGGTGATCCGGCTCAGGCGTTCGCCGTGTTCATCCAAGTCCTTGAAGCCGTCCGTGCTGCGGAAGTGCGCGAGGCCCAACTCAGGGAGCCAGCCCTTGATGAGTTCCCAGACGGGGACCTTCAGGTCTTGGGCGCATTCCTCGATGGTTCGCTTCTCGCCGAAGGCTTGCCGCGTGAGCCACACGCGCAGCGGGACGCCGAGCGCCGCCTCGACTGCGCAGAGCCGCGACCACTTCTGCAAGCGGCTCGGAACGACGCGCGGAGCCCATACGCACGCCCGCGCGTCTGCGACCGCGCTACGCACATCGTTAGGCCAGGGATCGCCCCAGGCCGGTTGATCGTTCGTCTTGCGGTAGCCGTCGGCCAGCTTAGCGTACCGGGCGCGGTGCAGGGCGAAACTCGTACCGAAGATCGACTCGTCAAGGCAACGGAACTGCGCGAAAGCATCGAGCGGAGAGTGCGGCATCATCGTGCCGGTAAGGGCGAGGCGGTTCGGCGTCTGTCGTGCGATGTCCCAGCAGACCTTGCTGATGCGGCCGTCGGGCGCCTTTGCATGGTGGCTCTCATCGAGTATAAGCGCATCCCATCCGCCCCGGGTCAGGAGCGACTCCAGAGGCTCGTGGATGATCGACTGGTACAGCGTGGAGACCAGGAGAGGCTTGCCGATCTGCGCGGCCATCGCTCGCTCGGCTTCGAGGCGCTTCGCTCTCTTTGCGATGGAGAGCTTCGCGCTGAGGCCGACGCAATGCCACTGCCCAGGCAGGTGCTTCTCGGCCTGCTCCGGCCAGACGGGTACAACGGACTTCGGGCAGATCACGAGGACGTTCCGGCAGCCGCGAGCTGCGAGGCCGACAAGGGCGGCGAGGGTCTTCCCCGTTCGCATCTTCATCTGCCACATGGCGGCGGGCTTGTCCTCCAGGAACTCGACCGCCTCGCGTTGATGCTGCCAGAGGGAGGTCATCGGGCGACCTCCCAAGCCCGAGCCTGAATAGCGGCCTCCAGAGTAGCGCCACGCGCACGTTTCTCCCCCGGTTGAGGATGGGCGCTGCCAAAGGACCACCCACGCTTCGAGCGTTGCGCTACCCACTCTCCGCAGGACACAGCATTGACCAGATTGTCGGCCCCCCAACCTCTGATGTTCCGGATATGCAATCCGGGGTAAATGTCTCCAGTAAGGATCATTGCCCCTCTCCCCTCTCCACCCGATACACCTGCACCTCGGGCTTCCCCCGATGGTCGGCGAGCCGCACGGCCTGCGCCGTGCGCTCGGAACGATGCTGCGAGTGGATGCGCACGAGGCCGTCGCTGTTAGGGGACCCCACGACGAACGAGGCTCCGACGCTCAGGCGCAGGGGAGAATGCAGCGACACGTCCTCAGGTCTGAGCGTGGGAAGGGCCTGCCTGCCGGCAGGCAGGGCACCGGCGGAAACAGGCTTGGATGCGGGCACAGTGGATCACCTCTCTCTCGGATCGGCTTAGCCGGCGTTGACCGGCTCGTACCGCTTGCTGGACTGGAGGCCGAGGTGGTTGAGCGCGAAGCCCACCGTGGAGTCAGACACGCTGAAGTCCTTGTGCCCGGCCACGCGGGCCTTCGCCTGTAGCTCACGCGCAATCGCCACGCGGCCCATGCCGCGCCCGAAGCGCGCCTCGCGCAGGTACTCGCGCAGGTCGCGACCACCGAGGCACTTGATCTCCCAGGCCTCCATGACTGGCGTCTTCGGGTACTCCGGCTGCTTGGTCTTGCTCATGTGTCTACCGCCCTTCTTGTGGTTTCAGTCGGCCCGGCTGGCCGGGGGATGGGTCGGTGATCTCCCTGAGAAACCACCTGCGGAGGGCCTAACTCCGTTCCCATCCCCTGCCGGGCTCTCGCCTCAGCATCGAGGCGGGAAGACTTACGCCTTCATTGCTGGGATGCTGGCACTCTCCCGACCGGAGCACTCCGCCGCCTTGATCTTCTGAGCGTTCGCCAGCCAGTAGAGAGCATCTTCGACCTCCTGCTCGGTGAGGTCGCGTTCCCGAGCGGCGCGTTTCAGGCCAATGCAGAAGACGGTAGAACCGTGACGCGGAGCCATACCGTACCTGTGATCCTCGCGCTGCCCAACGAATCGGTCGTAGTTCTTAAGGCCGATGTACTGATGTTGCAGTTCACCGCAGTTCGGCTTTGCGACCTCGGCCATTGCCTCGCGGAGTAACGGTAGCCGGGCGTCGGTGATCGTCCCCTCCACGTAGACGATAGCCGATCCGCGCGACACGCGCGCCAAGTTCAGGCCGCCCGCTTCCATCGTGATACCGGACTCCAGGGTGGCGATGTCACCACGTATACGTCGGACCTCTTGCTCGTGGCGCTTCAATTCCTCAGCGAGACCAGTCCTCGCATTGGTAAGCGCCTCTGTCAACCCTTGCAGCTTGCCCATGTTCTTCCTCCCGCGCGTTTGGAGTCGCGCCCCTCGATTCATTATCACGCCTTTGTCGTGCCGTCTTCGATCACGACGCCAACCGCGCCGGCGGACTCATCCACACAGGTCATCAGCACCTGGTAGCCCTCGGCCGCCGCGAGTTCGCGGATGATCGCCTTCCGCGAAGCGTCGAGCTTCTCGCCTTCGTCCACGAGCATGATCTTCAGCGCGGGGTTCGCCCGCATCCCCACGGCCATGCTCACGCGGAGCTGCTGCGAGGACGAGCACTGCTTCAGCGGCACTCCCTCGAAGCGCACGACCCCGTCCTCGTCGAACTCCAGACCCGGCACGGGAAAGTCCGCGCCGGCCAGGAGCGACTTCTTCGAGGCAGCGATCTCTTCGAGCTTATCGGTGAGCGCATCGGCCTCGGCGGCCTTCGCGGCGTGCGCCGCGCGTGTAGCCTCGCGCCGCGCCCAGCGGTCGGCGGTCGCCTGCGCCGCCGTCGCCGCTTCGATCTGGTAGGTGAGGTCCTCGACCGGCGGGAGGGTAGAGGCTTCGACGGACTCCTCGGCGGCGGTCAACACCTCGCTCGCGGAGGCCTGCGCCTCAACCGCCTTCTGCCGCGCCTCCTCCAGGTCGGTGATCTGTCGCTCGATGGAAACGACCTGCCGGATCCGTTCCTCGAGCCGCTCCCGCGCGTCCTCCGCCGCCCGTTGCTTGGCCCCATGCGCCTCGCGCGCATCCACGTTCGCCCGCTGATTGGCGGCCAGGGCCGCCGAGTCGGGCACCTCGGGCTTCGCGTCGGGCAGCCCGGCGTACTCGGAGTCGAGCGTGGCCTGCAGCCGCTTCGCTTCGCGGCTCGTCTCCGTGCGCTCGGCGAACGTCGCCTCGCGGGCGGCGTCCAAGGCGCCGAGCTGCTCGCCCAGGCCGGTCAGTTCCAGGAGCCGGTCCCGCTGCTCGCCGTCCTTCTGGCCCATGAACCGTAGCGGGTCGAAGGTCAGGTCGCCGAGGAACGAGTCCAGCAGCGCCTGCGGCGATGGGAAGCGCGCGCCGTCCGCGCCCGTCACGCGCAGGTCCGTCTCCAGGCCCTTCGTCTTCCGGTTGCGCCACCAGCGACGGGTGATGACGTACCGCTCCGTGGTCACGACGGCCTGCGCGGAGTCCTCGCCGCGGCGAATGGGCTCCGCCGGGCAGAGGCGCTCCCCGCCGATCGCGGCGGCCAGGGCGTCGATCACGGAGGTTTTCCCCGCGTCGTTGGCGCCCACGATCAGCGTCAACGGGTCGGCCTCGTCGAAGGCCAGCTCCACGGCGCGGACGCCCTTGAAGTTCTCGACCTGCAATCCGATGATGCGGCCGGGCTCGTCGGGCATGGCGGATCACTCCTCTCTCGGTTCAGCATGAATGCCGTGCTCAGCCAACTCGTCTGCTACCGGGCGCGTCACGGTCAGGCTCAACCCCTCGCCCTCCGCGATGCGCCGCGCCCACGCCAGTGCGATCAGCAGGTCGCCGCCGGCAGCCTGGTAGTTGCCGCCGCGCACCTGGAGCGCGTATCGCCGCACGAAGTTCGGCAGGCGCGGATGGTAGATCGGCTCGCGGCGGTCGCACCCGTAGAGGTGGACGGTGCTCGCCGAGGCGGTGTGGGCGACGATCATGCCGACTCACCCTCCAGCGCCTGCGCCAACGCCCGCAGGGCCTCGCCCCGCGTCGCGCCGAACCCGGCCGTGCCCTCCTGGAGATTCGTCCCCAGAAGCGCGCACCAGGAGTCGCCGTCGCGGGAGAGGGCGAGGGTGAGGCGGGGTTCGGCGGGCGCCTGTGCCCGTAGATCGAGGAACCGCGCCATGTAGTTGTTCTCGCGCGGATCAGGCCCCTGTGCGAAGGCGCCACCGGGCACTACCGCGTACCCTCCCCGCTCTGCTACGCGCTTCTGACACTCGGGACAGACCGCCGATTGCCAAACCAGTTCCCAACTGGAGGGAAGCGGCCCCTCAGCGATCACGCGGAAGCAGAACTCGCACAACCAAGCCCACGGACTCGAGGGGCGAGGGTCAGGGGGACCGGCTTCGGATGTTCCACAGGATCGCTCCTTTCCTCGTCGTTCCATGCGCGCCACGAACTCCCGAGGCTCCAACTCACTCTCAAACGCACCACAGCTATCCTGCGGGCCAAACGGCTTGCTCGTCCAGAAACGAGTGCGAAGGCCGAGAAGCCGCGCTGCTTCTCCCGCATCCTCAACCGCTATGATGTACTGCGGGTTGATCCACAGCCCACCAGTGTCAATCAGCATTCTCCGCTCCTCTCTATCAGGTCCGTCGGCAGTCACTATAGCACGGCGTCAACGGCCTGTCAAGCGGGCCGGATCAAAAACAATGACGCGCCCCGCACTGGAGGCGCGTCTCCTATTACATAGGCTCTTGGTCTGCCAAGGGAATCCGTACAGCGAGTACTATATAGCATGGCATTGACGGCCTGTCAAGCGCGTTTCGGCGGGCGGCCGGCCTTCGGCGGGCGGCGCTTGCGGCGGAGGACCGCAGCCCGCTCCACGAGGCGGCGGCCCGTCTCAGCGTCGTACCCCGCGCCCGGCAGGCGACCGGCTCGCACGAGCTGCCCCACGCGGGTAGGCGTCACGCCCAGGGCCTCGGCGGCTTCGGGGTAGGTCAGGGTCTTAGGCTTCGGCATGATGGGCCTCGCTTCCTGCGCGTGTACCATGCGCGCCCCGGTGAAGCTTCAGCAGGCGTATCCCGTACTCTCAACGAGGACCTTGCCGGTGAGCGGCTGGATGCCGGCCACCGTCGCCCGCGCGCCGTGGTAGAACTCAATGGCCTTGCAGACGGCCTCCGCGGCGGGAGCGGGAACGAACGCGGCGCAGGGCGCCTTCCAGTTCTGAGGGTCGGCCACGGCGTCAAAGAGCTTGCGCGCGTCGGCCACTGTGAGGGACTGTCCGTCGTGCAGACGGAAGGCCTCGGTCTGCGCCTCCCACTCCTGGCGCTCCGTCTCTTCCTGCTGGAGGATCTGCTCGGTGGTCTGGGTCATCGGATTGGTTCCTCTCTCTGTGTGTTCGGCTCGTCCATCCGGTCTGCCCTCTCAGTCGGCAGACGGGGCGGGCGCCCCGGTGAGGCTTCACAGCGCAATAGTGTTGGAGCTTCCGTCCGTGCCCCTGACCCAGCCCTGCGCGTCGTGCGTCAGGTTGCGGCCCGCCTTCTCCAGCGCATTGAATGCGGCCTGGACGGTGCGGAAGAGCCCGGTCTTCTTGCTCCGCGGGAGGACAACGCATTCGCGGCCATCCTGCTTGATCGTCGCCCGGTACTTGATCGGCGTCGTCTGTTCGTTGCGGGTCATCTCGGGCCTCCTGGTCTGTTGTTCGGTCTACTGTAGGGTATCATACAGGAGATAAAGCCTTCTGTCAAGAAGTATTTTTCGGCTATAGAGTCCCCTGCCGTCCCCGTACCGCCAATCCAGAATCGCAGCGCGCCTCCGGAAGCCTCCCGGAGGCGCGCGTTGAGGGTCGGGCACCCACTGCCCCGTGGTAGAAGCGGAGGCCGTTGCGCACCGGCCTCCAGCCCGCGCCATTGCGCGGGCGGGTTGCTCTAGTCAAGCCATCCCCACGTCTCCCGCTTTAGAATGCGGTCGATGGTACTCCAATTCACTCCGAACAGTTCGGCTACCTCGTAGACGCGCTTTCCGTTTGATAGCAGTTCACGGATACGGAGTACTTCGCTTTCCGTCAACTTCGACAGGTGTTGCTTACTGCCGCGACAATGCTCACCGTCGGCGAGTCCGGTCTGGAATGCGTGAGCGACGTTGGCTGCGTGGGATATGTACCCTAGGTTCCGCGCGCGGTTGTCGGTTTTTACCCCGTTGAGGTGGTGGCATTCCAATCCCTCGGGGACCTTCCCGATGAACGCAGCGGCGACAAGCTGATGTACCTTCTTGTTTGCAGCGGTGCCGTCCGCGTAGATATTCACCAGAGGGTATCCGCATGGGTCTGGGTGCGAGTCCATGATGACAGGACCATGCGAAGACCTGACAGGGGGCCGGCGCCGAACGCGGCCAAGCGAAGAAACCTCATATCGCGGAAAGTCACGGCAGGATTTCCAGACTTCGTTTGGTAAGTCCGGGAGTTCCTCCGATGCCAGCGGGTAATGCTCCTGCTGTCCATGCCCTTTGATGTAGGCGCGTGGTCTTCCCTTCTTATCGAATGCTGATCGCATCTTCCCGCAGCCGCAGGCGCAAGCTACCATCCCTGCCCCAGATTGTCCCGTCATCCAATTCCTCCCATCCGGCTGGCCGAGGGTGAGCCTCCCCTATGTCCTAAGGCGGTCTGGCGGGCCAACGCCAGAACTGGCAGGTCTCGATCCCGCCCCACCCTCGCCGGAAACACAACGCCCGACTCCGACCGTGCCTGCGGAGGCGGGTCGAAGTCGGGCGAGGTGATCTTAGGTCAGTTGTGGTAGCCTCCGCAGGCCTTTACATAGTACCATGTCGAGACCGCGAAGTCAACAATCACCACCGCATGAGAACTGCCCTTGTGTATACCGTCAGGCTGGAGTCTGGGTAAATGTACCCCGCTCCGAACCTTAGTGCACTCCCGCGTTGGCCTACCGATGCGCCGACGAGGAAACCCGCAATGCTGTTCTCAGTCGTCTCGCTGAGACGCACGCCACCGTCCGCGTAGCAGGCAAGCTCGCCGAACGGGTTCGGGGCCTCCAGCGTACAGAGCCGGATGCTCCCGACCGTCCCGACGAATGGCCTACCGACGAACGTGGACTGAACGACGGACACCTCAATCGCCCCGTCGGCGACGGCCGCCGCGGCCAGGGCGAACAGCACGAACGGCAACAGGACTCGCTTCATGGGGTGGCTCCTTTCTTCTTGGTGACGGTGTGCGCGCCGGCCGCCGCGAACCAGGCGACGATCACGGCCGCGACGAGCTTGCCCCAGTCCGGCGGGAGCCCCGACGCCTGCCACGTCAGCCAGGTCTGCGCGGCACCCAGCAGGACGCAGCCGACCGCCGCCGTGATTCGCTTCGTGAGATCGGCGCCTTCGGCCGGCAGGATGCCGCCCTTCTTCAGGCCGGCGATGACGACCCAGACGACCGCGCCGATCACGGCCGCCTGGAGCGCGGCGTTCGCGACGAACTCCTTGAGCAGTGCATCCATCGGTTCCGTTCCTCCGTTCAGTAGGCCGCCCCTCGCGCGCCCCGGCGGCCTTCCGGCGAGTTTGTGGGTAAGGCGGCCCTCGCGGCGGCGGAGGGCCGTGGGATGCGTCAGGCGTGGGCTACCACGATCTTCGCCCACTCCCCGTCGTCGAACAACTCGAAGCTCTTGATCCCCCAACCGGGTAGTGCTTCCACGATCCCCCGCACGTTGGCGCGCGTGAAGCCGCCCTCCAGCACCGGGCGGGCGTTGACGAGGGGGAGGGTGTCGCCGGACTGCGTATCGCGCACGACTACATGGCCCTCCTCGAAACCGACCGCGAAGCGCCCCGGCTCGATGCCCTCCACGAGGGCGCGGACCTCGCAGCGCGTCGTGCCGTTCTCGCCGAACGCGTAGCAGGGAATCCAGCGCCCGTCCTCGGCGTAGACCTTCGTCCGCACCCCCGGGGCCCACACGTTGTAGGCGGCGGAGACGGCGGCGCACTCGGCGACGGTCGGCGTGAACGGTTGGCGGATTGCCCGATGGTTGACCAGCCCGTTCAGCCCTCGGATGAAGTCGATGATCTGCATTCGGGGACCGGGCTGGATGCGCGTCCGACCCCACTGGTCGCGAAGGCCGACGGAGACCACATGGATATGCTGGCTCATGTGATCCTGGTAGTCGCGGAAGAAGGCGATGCGCTTCGCCGCATAGGCGCGCGAGGCCCAGGCGCGGGTCAGAAACCTGTCGTGCGCCGCGAGGTCGGCACAGGATGTGTAGGGCCGCCCGTCGATGTAGCCCTCAGCGAGGTGATAGCCCGCCGAGGCAGTGGCGGTTCCAACGACCTGCGTCATATCGCCTGGCGTCACGCCCAACGACGTGTACACCTGCTGGTCGGCGGGATGTAGCTCATTCCACTCGCTCATGGCTACTCGGCCTCCTTCGGGTCCCACCCGTCCTGCGGGCGGTCGCGCGGGTCCGGCGGTAACTCCGCCGGTCGCGGGTTCGCGGTCTTGACCCCATGCGCGTTCATCAGCTTCAGCGAGTCCATCACCCAGTGTTGGTTCGTCACCAACTCCCGGACCTGCAACCCCAGCCCACCGAACTCCTCAGATAGCCTCTCGATGACGGAGTTGGACCGCTCGTGCTGTTGCCGGCAGAAGCCTGTGGTGACGGTCTCTCCGTGGCTCCGAAGACAGTCAACCGTCGCGACCTTGCCCTTCTCCAACGCATCGATGCGGGCTCCGGCCTTGGCCTGCTCAACCCGCGAACTGATGATAGCCGCCAGGAGGCCCAGCGCGAGGGTGAGAATCGTCAGCAGGTTGCCGAGAGTCACGGTCGAGTCGAAGGTCATCGCAAAGCTCCACCCGGCGCTACTCCGCCTTGGGATCGGGTTCGGCGCGGCTCACAGCTCCTCGACCAGCACCGTCGAATCCGCCCCATAGCCGTAGCCTTGCGCCAGCATCAGCCACGGGTTGTCGGGCAGGATCAGCACCGCCACCGCCACGTCCGTCGCCCCGAGGTCCGCGTCCTCGCCCACGATCAGGTACTCGCCGTCGGCCTCGAACTCGCCGTGCGTCAACGTCTCCGCCGGGTCCCGCTTCAACCAGAACTTCTCCCCGCGCGGCCACAGGCGAACCTTCGTCACGCCGCGCGAGGGGCCGGGATCGGCGCCCGCCTCCGCCAATCCGAGGAGGTCGTTGAGCCGCGTCGGCGTCGCCGTGACGGCGATCACGCGCATCCGCGCGTAGTGGCTCGGCGCGAAGTCCCCGGCGCGCAGGGAGTCGGCCATGCCCCGGCCAAGGGTCGGGTCCGTCTCGTTGAAGCTCGCCATTGTCGCCACCTACCAGACGGCGCTGATGATGCGGTCTCTGTTGTCGGGGTCGCGCTTGGCGACGTTGCTGCCGAGGTGACACTCAACCCCCGCCGGCGGCGGAGCGCCCGGCTCCCAGCGCACGAGGTGCTCCCTGTCGATCACGGCGTGCGCCAACTCCCACTCGCGGGAGTACGCCTGACCAGCGTGCTGCCCCGTCGAGTAGCGTTCGCGCTTCGCCTCGAAGTCGGCGACTGACCGGCACAGGCCGTAATGCCGCACCGGCGTCGTCGCTTGCCGGACGGAACCCGCCGGGAAGTTCGGCAGCGTCGTGTGGTGCTCGCGGAACGGGAAAACCACCAGCGGACCGTCGAGTCGCCACAAGCGCGGGATGCGCCGGAAGAAGGGCTCCGCCCAGCACCGATGCGGGTAGAGCGGCGAAACGACCAGATGCTCCTCGGGCGCCGCGCTGCACAGCCGCAGGTCGTAGAGCGGGAAGCTCCAGGCGAACGCGCCGGAATCATGCCCCGCGTGGACTGCCTCGACCTCCGCCCGCAGGTCGCCGTCCCACACCTCGTCGGCGTCGGCGGACAGTTCGTAACAGCGGGAGAGGTCGCCCTCGGCAAGTCCCGCGGCGACGAACTGACAGAGGTGGTTGAGGATCGTTCGCTCCAGCGCCTCGTGGTAGAAGGGCGGACGGTAGCAGAGGACGTGACATCCACACTGCGCGGCGACGGCCGCCGTGTCGTCCGTGGAGCCGTTATCCAGCACGACGACCGCATCGCAGTGGCGAAGCAAAAGGGGCAAGGTCTCGCCGAGGATCGAGGCCTCGTTCTTCGCGCGGACGCCGGCGACGACGATCGCTTCACCCGGCATGGCGTCGGCACTCCTCGTTGGCGAGCCCCAGGAACCGCAACAGACCGACCCGGCCGGCTGCGTGCTCGTCGGCGAGCCGGGCGATGTGCCCCACATCCTTCGTCAGGCACGCGCCCCCGTAGCCGCCGACCAGGCTGACGGCGAAAGTATCCCCCAAACGTGGATTCGCGTCAAGGGCCTTTCGCACCTCGTCCCACTCTACGCCGTAGGATGCGCCCAACGCGGCGAGTTCGTTGGCGAGCACGACGTTCGCCGCGTAGAGGGCGTTAGTGGAGAGCTTGATCCACGAGGCGCACTCCAGGGAACAGGCAAGAATCTGACCGTCGGGCAGGTACGGAGCCACCTCATCCCAACCCATCCGGGCGACCACTTCAGGTTGATCCACACCGAAGACCACGAACGGCGGCCGCGTCTCGAACTCCTCCAGCCGCCAGTGCTCCGCGAAGCAGGGCCAGTGCACACAGCGGGCGCGCAGGGGCCAGGGGAGCCCCGCCCAGAAGTCCGGCGGGACCGTGCTGCGCACGACGATCCGCGCCTCGGGACAACGCTCCGCCCACTCGCGCAGCGCCGCCTCGACCAAGGAGCAGTCCAACGCCGCGGGCGTCGCGTCGGTCGTGCCCGGTGTGGGTAGGCAGATAATGACGTCCTGCGTGCGCGGTCCGGAGACAGCCGAGAGATCGAGCTTCCGCGCGGGGTCATGGCGCCCCACCTCAATGCCCGACGCCTCCAACACACGCGCCGTCGCCTCGCCCACACAGCCGCAGCCGACCACGACGGTCTGGGGAGCGATCATGCGAGGGTCAACTCCTCTCGCTGCGCGGCGGTCAGCCGCTCCGCAAACGGCACGTACTGCTCCGTCGGGCAGTTCAGCGTCTCCCGGGTCGCGAGCAGGTTTGGGCGGTCCTCATGCGCCTGCGACCTCAGGCGGTTGTAGTGCAGACGGTTGCGGGCCTCGTTGCGGAAGTTGTAGTGCAGCATCCACGGCCCCGCGTTGGGCAAGGCCCCGAGGCGCGCGTTGAGCTGAGGCACGTAGCCGTTCGCGCCGTCGGGCTCGGTGTCCTCGCGCGCGGGGTGCCCGAGCGGGATGCGCTCCAGGTGGTGAATGCCCTGCTGGCGAGGCTTGCCGTTCGGCAGCGGCGACGGGTGCCGGAGGCCCGGCGCCCAGCGGTAACAGAAGTGCTCGCGGAACCGCATGACCTTCGCGGTCGTCTCGTACCGCTCCCGCCCGAAGACGAAGTTGCGGCGGACGATGCTCCATGCGTCGTGCTCCGGGTCGGCGACCATGCGCGGGAACCAGTCCACGATCTCCGGCTCGAGGAACTCGTCCTGGTCCAGATGGACGACCAGCTCCGGCTGCGCGTCGTCGAGCATCCGCAAGAGCAGGTTCGTGTAGAAACCGCTGAGCATCGGCGCCGAGGGCGGGAGGCGGTACAGGCCGCCGGGGAAGTTCAGCCAGTGGAGTTCCGTCATCTCCTGCAGAGACCGCCAGGTGTCGTCCGAGGAGCCCGCGTCCAGAAGGAACACGTTGACGGCCCACGGCTCAATCGCCGCCAACCAATCGCCAACGAGGTCCTCGCCGTTCCAGAACCGGCAAATCACGGCCACCTTCGGTTGACTCATCTTGTGCTCCTCTCTCTCATCGCGAGCCGTCCGGCAGCTCGCCGATGACCCCAGCTCGGAAACCTCCGGCCGCGAGCTTGAGGTCGTTGCCCGCCTGCAGCCCGGCGAGGTACTCCACCCCTGCCCAACACTCGACGGCGCTCACCCAGTTGATGATTCGCTGGAACGGCCACTCGTCGAGGTCCTCGTTCTGCGCGTACCACTGATACGTCCGCTGCTTGCCGTGCTGCGGCCAGAACTCCTCGCGGCTGGCCCACCACTCGGGGCAGCCCGAGAAGGAGATCACCAGCGCGCCCATGTCCCGCAACACCGGCAGGAGCGGATCCCCGCCCGGCAGGTGTTGGTCGGCCCAGTAGGCGTGCAGGATGATCTGCGGCGAGACGATCCCAAAGGCCGGCCGCGCGCCCCAGTCGCGCAGCATCCCACCCGCGCGCTTCACGAACTCGACGAGGCGCCGGACGGACTCCGTGCGACACTCGTCGGTCTCGGCGCGGAGCATCCGGTCGAAGCGGGTCTCAGCATGGACATTGCCGACAAGCACAGCGTACACCTGCGGCCCAACGTCACGGATCGCCCGTCGCAGACGTTTCCACATGGGCACGAGCGGCACGGGGTCTGCCGACTCGCAGGGCTGGAAGAGGAAGGAGAACAGCACATCCTGCGGACAGACCAAGTCGAAGAGGTCGGACCTGAATAGATGCTCCTCGCCGCTCATGCTTTGTAGCACGACGCGCCCCGGCAGGTAGCCGACGGTTGAGTCCGTCGTCAATAGCTCAGTCGGTGAGAAGTACAACGGCAGAGCCGGCTTTCGACCGATGACGGTTTCGTAATCTGCATCGGTCAGAATGCAAGGCTCGTCGGGTATCCTCTCCTCGCGAGACGGCCCGAACCTCAAGTCAGGATCGTGTCGCACGAGCGGCATGTCAGCCCCTTTTCACTGCCTGCGCCCACTGCTTCCAGTCCCAACGATAGGGACGTGGATCAAGATGGTCGAGGCTGAACGGATCATCGAATGCGGCTAACGGATCGTCGGGTCGCATAGCTGTCGCCAGTAGGAAGCGCCTCACTCCTTCAGGTGGGAGCGAGGTGAGAACTTGCCAGGGGACAACGGTCAGCTTTGACTTCGACATCTTGCCCGGCCCGAGGAAGACCATCGGCGCCGTGAACTCATGCTTCTGCTCGCCGAGGGCGCAGTACACCATCTCCTCGGTCGCCACGAATTGCCCGAGGTGCGCGACACCCGCGAATGTGGTGTCGCCGTCAAGCGCGAACTCCCCGCCACGCACGATCAGCGATGGCGCGTGGTCCACTGCATCATCGAGGATCTGTGCGAGGTGAATGTCTCCCATCGCCCAGCCGGCCTTGATCCGCGCCAGACCCTCGCGCTTCGCCAACAAGAGCGATGTCGGCTCCTGTGGGCACCAGTAGAGTTGATCCCACGACACCCCCATAGCGCGCAGGCAGCCGAGCAGTTCCAGGATCGCATCGCCGCGATCGACGATCAGCGGAGGAACTTGGTTCGGATCACGGTAAGGCCCGTCGAGCCGAATGTGGAAGGGGCAACCGTAGTGCTGCGCCACGAGGCTGCCCAGCAGTAACGTCCGCGCGTGCCCAACATGAATAGGGGTGAGGTTCACCGCGTCCGGCATCCCCAACGTGGGGAACACATGCGACAGGGTGAGAGCGACGCGGGCACGAGAGTACATGGCAACCCTTCTCAGTCCATCGCTTCGATCAGCCGCGCCAGCTTCGCCTTATGCCCGTCAAGCCGCCTCTCATCGGTTGTGAACTCCCCGCAACCCTTGACTACTGAATTGGGCACCTCCAGCAGTGCCCGCGCCTGCATCCTCTGCCGCTCAGTCCCGCGCCCCCGCCTCACAAGGTCGTCCAGCAGCCAGAAGTACTCCCAGTCCTGCAGGCCCTGCCCGAGGAGCGCGAGGCGCAGGCTGACCTGCGGTTCGTCCTCGATGCGCTTGCCGCCGGGGTAGAGCAGGACGCCCCCGCCATCATACTGCCCGTTCGTCAGCCCCCAGACAGGCGAGAGGGTCCCATCCTCCTCCACATCGGCCAAACGCGCCCGGTATTGATCCGTCCAGAAGCAGCACCCATAGTAGAGCAACCCCTGGAGTCCATGCTTGCGGATAATCCACGGGAGCAGCCGATGGTTGAGGCCGTCCTCATGGATGTAGAGTTCGCTGAAGGGCGGGGCTCCCGAGCAGCACACGTAGACCCAAACTTCATCCCCCTGCGCCTGGAGGTCGTGCGCCCGCTGTTGGTTGCTGCTGAAGACGCCCATCGTCGTCACCCAGATGTCGGTGACGGCGTTGATCTCCTCGGGGTATGGATGCTGAATGACCGTCAGCCTCTTCACCGAAGGAGCGAGGCGTCCGATGGCTTCCCCGCGCTGCATGAAGCCGGGGAACTGATCGGGCACCACCTCGTCCGTCTGATAGATGAAGCAGCGCCGCTCCCAGCCCTCGTCTCGAACGTGCCGCTCCAACTGAGGCAACCACGTTCGCCAGAAGCGCCAACGGTCGGAGTCGGGGTCCGGCGCGCTCGTATACCCGAGCCGCGCCATCGCTGCCCCATTCGCAAACTGGTCCTCTACCTGCTGGTCGAACAGACCCCAGTCCGGCATCGAGGTTTCGCCATCCCACGACCCATCGAGCCAGCACTGATAGGCCATTGAATCCAGGCCCTTCGCCGGCGGGGAATCCATGTAGGGCTGCGGAGTGATGCGATACTCCATCAGCTTCGCCCGCCAGCGGGAGTACCGCTCGAAGGTCATGTGCTCCCACCAGCGGTCGTCGTTGCCGGGGGTATCGTTGAAGTAGGCCCAGACCTTCCCCGGCCGAAAGGCGAAGTCCGTGGGGAGGTGCTGCTGCTTCGGAAGGTCGAAGTCGTAGACACGCACCGCTACCGGAATGCGCTCCTTCTGCTCCGAACCAGTGACCGTGACCGTTCCCCGATACTGCCCCGCAGCCGTGCCATCCGGTATCCGCACCGTCACCCAGATAGGCACGACTCTCCGCTCGGGCGTAAAACTGGCAGTCCAGCTATTGCTGATGACCTCGGCCCGCAACTCCCCATCTTTGAGCGTCAGGAACTGTATCGGGTGAGCGGCTGGCATGAGGCCCTGGAACCAAAGGGTGCTGAGGTTGACGGACTCGCAACCGGGTCCTGCGATGACCGCGAACTGTGCCGCGACCGTCTCCCCGCGAGCCCCCGCGAGACTCAGCCCTCGAAGAGGGGCGCGGGGACGCGAGTGATTGGTCAGTTTGTCGCTCATTCGCAGGGCGGCCAAGGTGAAGTCTTGGCACACGCCAACCGATGCCAACACGGCCAGCAGGACTATCGTCAGGGTGCGTCTCATAACCAATCCCCTTACGGGTCCCACTTGGAGGCCGGGATGATGGCTCGATCACCAGAGAAGACCACCACTCCCTGCCATTTAGCATGTCCGTCGAGATACCCCACGTTGACCCCTCGATTGTGCCGGTCGGCGGGCAGCGCATTCGCCAGGCCTCCCGAGCAGGGCGGGGGACCGCCCCACGGCGCGTTGGTGGGCTGTTGGAGCTTCGCCGGAGCGTACACCGGACTACCGTCCGCATAGTCCTGTCCCGAGTCCAGTCTGGGCTGCGGGCGGTATGCGTCGGTGATGATCCCGGTCGTGGCTGGCGATGATAGCTCGCTGAGGATGGAGGCCTGCGTGCGACAGACGGCCACATAGCCCAACTGTCCGCGCACGGAGGGGCAGGCGAGGATTTCCTGGTTCTTCAGATAGGGGAAGATGCTCGTATACCACCGCAGGTTACAACAGCCTGTCCAGTTCCCGCCGCCATCCCAGAAGCCCGCGCCGGTCATCGGAATCGTGTCGTTGTAGTCACCGACGTACATCATCAGACCAAGCGTAAGTTGCTTGACGTTGCTCAGACAGCTTGCCGACTTCGCCTTCTCACGAGCGCGGGCGAAGACAGGGAACAGGATCGCCGCCAGGATGGCGATGATCGCAATGACCACCAACAGCTCGATCAGGGTGAAGCCTCGTGCGCCTCGTCTCATGGTCTCCACGGCTCCTCTCGGGGTCTGGTTTGCGCTAACCGATTCCTGAAGAATCGCCTTCTATATGTCAAGTACCGCCAGCTAAAGCAGACGGCTTGTGAGTGAACCATGCAGAGCATGACTCCCCACATCAGGCTGCTTGATAGACAGCCCATCCGCTCCGGTCATGCCGGAGGCGGTGAGGTACTTGGCCGCGATGTTGCGGGCCGCGTTGAGGTCGGCATTCAGCGTGAAGCCGCACTGACGACAGACGAACGCCGACTGCGACCGGCGATTGTTGCGGGCTTTGTGTCCACAGGAGGAGCAGGTCTGAGAGGTATGCGCCGGATTGACCAGCGCCACCGTTACCCCAACCTCCTCGGCCTTGTACTGGACGAAGGACTTCAGTTGCGCGAACGACCATCCGTGCAGGCGACGGGACTGCCCTCCGCGTCGTTGACGGGCGCAGGAGCGGATGTTCTTCAGGTCTTCGAGGACGACGGTCCCGCCGGGTTGGACGGCGGCCACGATCTGCTTCGAGAGGACGTGATCACAGTCTCTTCGAAATCGGGCCTGTCGGCGGCGCATCTTCTTCAGATGCCGTTTGGCGGACTTGGTGCCCGCCGTCTGAAGGGCACGACGAAGACGGAGGTTGCGGTCTTCGATCTTGCGCCAACCGCGCTTCCCGAGGAAGCAGTTGTTGGAGATGACGGCGGGCCGAGCGATCCCAAGGTCAACGCCGACGACCTCTGCCGAGGGCATGACAACCGGCGCGGGTACGTCAACCGCGACGTGCAACCACCAACGACCGTTGCGTTCGATGAGGTCGGCGGTCAGCGGAGTTTCGCCCGTCCACTTCTCGGAGAACTGCGGGGCCGAGAAGGGCACGGTCATCCGGCCATCCGTCGTCGAGAGGCGAACGGCGGAGGCCGACCAATCCAGTTTGAAGGTGTGGATGTTCAGGCGAGATGGACAAGCGTCGGAATGAGGGGCGTTGACCTTCTGCCCTTTCAGCCGCAGGGCGAAGGCAGACTTCAGGGCCTCGGTCGCCTTGACTCTGGCTTGGCAGTGGAGGTCGGAGACCAGGGCGGGGAGGCGCGTCTTCAGGTCCCGGTAGGTAGCATGATGCAGTCGGACGCCGTTGCGTTCGGTGTTGGCCCAACCCCAGGCGCAGACAACGTTGAAGACCTCCGTGAACTGGCGAGAGGTCTCAGCCAGCGCAGAGGCCTGCTCAGGGGTAGGTTGGAGCATGAGACGCACCGTTCGGTTCACGTTGGTATCATACCATATAGGGCAGAGCAAGTCAAACCAGGAGGGAGGTTGCGGCATTCCACCGTCGCCTAAAGACGACGGTCCCCTGCCGCTTTTCTTATGGTCCACACAACTCCTCTCGGGGCTGGTTTCCGCTAACCGATTCCCGAGGAATCACCTCCTATATATAAGCCAAAACTGCCAGAACGTCAAGCCTTTTGCCGTTGCGCGGTTGGTTGGCGAATGTGGTTTCCGCAAACCTCGCGCGCACGAGGGCGCGCAGGCGCACGCACGTGACACAAGGAAATCACGAAATCCCGCCCGTCCAATCCTCTCCGCGTGGGGGCAGCGCGCCGTGCTCCTGCACGTACCCGAAGAACCGCGCGTGCTTCCGGCAACCGTGGGCACGAAGCTGCTCGTAGTCCACACGCCAACGCAGCGAGCCCTTGACCATCCGGCGCCAGAGCATCACCGGAACGTCGCCCTGCTTCCCAGCCGCGAAGTGCGCCTGCGCCGCGCCGACTCCGTGGGCGGCGACCCGCAAACCCTTCGCGACGGCGTGAACCATGAGTTCCCAGTCCTCCGCGCCGGCCATCGCCTCGTCGAGCCAGACGCCGTGCTCCTCGAAGAGGCTCCGCCGTGCAGCGGAGGCCCCGATGCGGAAGCCGTTGCCCTGGGCAATGAGGTCGGGATGTGGGCTGACGATCCCTTCGATGAGGTAGCCCGACTCGACCGGCTGGCCGGGCTCGAAGTACCAGCACTGCCCGTACACGAGATCGAGGTCGGCGAGCGCCGCCACCGAGTCTCGGACCCGCGTCGGCGGCATGAGGTCATCGGCGTCCTGGAACACGATGGTCTGCCCGAGGGACCGTCGGACGCCCTTGTTGCGCGCGGCGGAGGGACCGGCGTTCGGCTGAGTCATCACGATCAGCGATTCGCCATACCGCGCCTTCAGCGCCCGCAGCACTTCGAGGCTGCCATCCGTGGAACCGTCGTTGACGACCACGACCTCCAAGCTCGGCGCGCTCTCCTGCGCAAAGCACGACGCGACGCACTCGGCGATCCACTCCTCGGCGTTGTAGCAGGGGATGACGACCGAGACCTCCGGATCGGTGAACCGTGACGCCAGGCCCTCGCGCGGGAAGCCCCACTTCTCGGCGAAGACCGCGCCCCACTTCTCGATCTCGGAATGGATGTGCTCCCAATCGCGCCCGAAGCTGGCGTGACCGACGTGATCCACACAGACCGCGCCGTTCACCCGGAGCCGGTAGTGTCGCTGCATGAGCTGCGTGGCGAGGTCGTCGTCGTCGGTGCCGTAGCCGCGGTAACGTTCGTCCCAGCCGCCGACCCCGTAGAACGTGCCCCGACGCAGGGCGACGCAGAAACCGTTGAGCGGTCGGAAGGTGCGCCGCACCTCTCCGGTCGCAGACTGCCCGCGCATGTCGGGGTTCCCCGCGTAGGTGGCGAGCGGCGCAACGGCGCCGCACGAGGGATCGTTGAGCGCGGAGCAGAGCGCGTGAACGTCGCTCGGGTCGCGGAAGAAGCAGTCATCGTTCAGGAACAGCAGCGCCTCGCCGCTTGCCGCTCGGGCGCCGAGGTTCGAGGCGCGGGCGAAGACGAAGGGCGCGAAGTCCTGGGCGACCTTCGTGTGGGGGCGTCCGGCGAGCCAGGAGACATCCGTGTGCCCGGCGTCGGTGAGGACCAGCACGGCCTCCACGTCCTCGGGCAGCGCGGCGACGCAACGCCGAACGTGGGAGTCCGGCAGGTTGCGAGTGGGGATCACCACCGAGATCGTCAGGGGCATGTCCTCGACCGCCTCCCGCCAGGCGAGCTTCGCCGGACGCCGCTTCGCGTGCCCTCCGCCTTTACGGCCGGCGGGGGTCGTCTGGCTGGCCCCGACGACGACGTGCTGTGCGTTGCGCGTGACGGCGTGCCCACGATGGACGGCCATGTGGCGGGCTCACTTCTGCTGGATGCCGATGCGCGTCACGTACAGCCGCACGCTGGCGCTGCCGTAGTACGGATCACCAGACGCTGGGGGCGTCACCAGGAGCCACACGCCGCCGGGCTCGCCGTTCGCGATCGGCCCCACCTCGAAGCCGCCGGCCTTCGGGTTCCAGTACGTCACCTGTCCCGGCACGGCGAACTGAATGTCGGCGGAGTGATCGCACTCCACCCACTCAGCGTCCGCCCCCGCTGGCGTGAAGGTCACGCTGCCCGTCCAAGGGCGGAAGCTCGGCGCGTAGATCTCCGGCCGCTCGATGGGGCTGTTGTCCACGGCGGTCACGGCGCCCGCGCCGTCGAGCGTGATCGATCCCAGCTTGAAGGAGTTCGGCGGCGCGGTCGGCTGTACCTTGAACTGGAGGGTCCCGGCGTTGAACGTCGAGCTGTACCCCGGCCACGCATCCGCGCCGGTCGTCGGCATTCGGACCAGGCAGACCCAGACGACGTTCTCGAGGCTGTTGGTGAGCAGGGCCGAGAGGTCGGTGTTGGCCGTGGTCTTGCCGTACCAGGTCCCCTGCGCGCCGCCGCCGGTGACGCACTCGATGGGCGTCACGGTCTTGTCGGTCTGAATCGTGCCGCCGGCGATGACCCCCTCTCCGCAGGCGTACTTCAGGGCGGCGGAGAGTTGCAGGTCGAGCCCGTCGAAGAGGCGCTCCCAGTTCGAGATCGGGAAGGAGTCTGCGTAGCCGACATCATCGGGGAGCTGGGAGAAGGGTTGTCGGAGCATGGCGTTTTGCCTTCCTGACAGCATAACGCTGTAGCGTCATAGCGTCAAGGCGTCTTAGCGTAGCGTGGGCGAGGCTCCCACGTAAGGGAAGTCCTGCAGCGGAGCCCCCAGCGTGAACTTCGTCCGCGTCGCCGTGCCGTCGGCGAACGTCAGGCAGATTCCGCCGGAGGAGTGCATGGCCCCCAGCATCCGTTCGCTGAGGCCGGGGTTCCGTCGGCTCGTGACGCGCACCGCTTCGCGGACGGCGGCGCGGACCTGTGAGGCGTGGCGACCGATGATCTTCATGCGTCCTCAATCCTCCGGCAAACGAACTCGCTTCTGCAGTTCGAGAGCACCGCCCCCCAGTCGTGGCCCACTTCCATCACGATAAACCGCTGGGCTACCCCCGTCCCCACGGCGACGTTCGTGATCTGCACCTGCTCGCGCCGGTCTACCTCGGGGTTCCCGTGCGACTCGAAGCCCAAGGTGAAGCCCGACTCGTGCATCTGCGCGTACTCCAGCAGCGCCACGCGCGCGCACTCGTCGATCTCCGTGTACTCGCGCCCGTCCACGCGCCGCGTCTGTCGCCAGGAGATGAAGGGGTCGTTGCCCGGCACCCGTTCCCGGCTGAAGTCGATGGCGTAGACGGCGACGCCGCGGGAGGAGTCGTCCTCGCCGCGCACGATGACCGCCGTCCCGAGGTCCGAAGACCGGGCCGCGTACTCGATGGACTCAATGGCGTCGTCCAGGTCCGAGGACTGGCTTCCGTCGAAGGTGTGCAAGGCCGGCAGCACGACGTTCCGGACGCGCGTGTACAGCACGCCGTCGCCGCCGATGAACAACTCGACGCCGAGGTAGTCGGCGATCCGTGCCATGACCTCCCACAGGCCCTGCCCCAGGCGCAACTCCGCGCGCGAGCCCGCCCAATGCCAGACCGGCGCATCCGCCGTGCCGCCGGATAGGGCGATGGTCGTCGCCACGAACGAGCAGCGCGTCGGGCTCCATCCCGCGCGCGCCGCGACGGACAGCAGGGCCTCGTTGCCGTTGGCGAAGTCCAGGCAGGGGAAGCCTTCGTCTACCTCGGAGGTCTTGAAGCGCCACGTCGCGTCGGCGAGGCGCAGGGTCAGCTTGTGGCCCTGGTTCCACTCCGGCGTCTGACGGGTCTCGCACTCCTGCACGTAGCCCGCGAAGACCGGCCACATGGCGTAGCTGTCATCCTCGTGCCGGAAGCCGAGGTCGATCTCGACGTACCGCCAGCGGTACTCGCCGGTGAAGGTGATGTTGGGGCGCAGGCTCAGTTCGAGGGTCGCCGAGTTGGCCGCGAGGTCCTGCGGAAGCTCGACGTGGATGCCGTCCACGCCGAACGACGCCCCGCCGGGCACGGTCAGTTCCGCGTAGGCCCCCGGGGCGGGCGCGACGAGCGTCGGCGTCCAGTAGGCGTCCACCGCGCAGAGGGCGGGGAAGCGCCAGGAGTCGAAGGGCGCGCCGCCCATCGTCGCCTGCGCCGTCATGAACGTCGCCGTGTATGAAAAGACGCCGGGATCTCCGGCGTCCGTCTCGTTCTGCTCGACGGCGACTGCCGTGCCTTCGGGTACGAAGGCGTGATAGCCCGCCGTCACGAGCAGCGTGGCCGGGTCCGTCTCCGAGGGCCGATCATCGAAGATCGGGTGTAGCATCGACGCGAAGGCGGGCGAGGGGGCGTTCTCATGGAGCAGCGGCCGAACCTCGTGCCACCACCAGAAGCAGCCCTGTCCGTAGCCCCCGACGACCACGGGCCCCTGTTGCACGATGATCCCTCCGGGCTCGGTGTAGGTCGCCCACGACGCGCCGCGGTCGAAGCTGATGGCGAGCGCGCCGCGCACGACGCCCACCACGACATCGAAGACCGCCGGGAAGTCGTTGCTCCCGAAGGGGCGCCACGGGCGCGTCTCGGGGCTGGGCAGCTCCGCGACCTGCACCCACTCCCCGCCGTCCGCTTTGAAGAGCGCGGGGCTCCCCTGCGGCCGGAACTGAATCGCCCAGCCTCCCCCGCCGAACACCACGTCCACGAACGCGGCCTCGGTGTTGCCGGAGGCGTTGGTCCGCAGCGGCGTCTCGACGGCGAGGCTGAAGCAGAACCAGGGGTCGTCCGGCAGATCGAAGTCCGAGGTCAGCGCGTAGGTAGCGCCGGGCGTCGTGTAGATGTGGTAGATGAAGAGCTTGCCGCCGGCGGCCTGCGCCAACGAGGTCTCCCAGGTACCCCCGCCGATGACGTTCGTCCACCCCGACCAGTGATCGAGGCTCGCGTCGCGGGGCACAATCTCGAAGGCGGGCAGTACGACGCCCAGCTCGGCGAGCAGGAAGGTCGTCGGGTACTGGTAGCTGTCCTCGCCGACCGCCCAGGTCGGTCGGCACGAGGGCCAGGACTGCGAGAGAATGTCGTGGACGTAGAAGCCGCGGTCGCTCGCGTAGCCATCGGCACCGGCGTCGAAGAGCCGGACAGAGGACAGCGGATGGAGGCGCGTGGAGGCCACGGGCTTAGTCCATGCTGATAGATTTCAGGAGGGCCTTCTGCTTATCCGTCAAGGCCGAATCATCAACCTGCATCGTCTTCCACTCGATGCTCGCATTGGGGAGTGCCGCTCGCAATACGACACGCCAAGCGTACCGCTCCAGCCACGGCGACCAGCGAGCCAACCACAGGAGGGCGCGCGCAACGTAGCCAAGCAGGGTACGCGGCAACTCGACTTCCCCCCCCGAATAGACCGTCGATCTCGGGTCGATCTCCATGCCATCAACTCCAAGCCAGCGTGTTGCCTTGGTCCAGCATCCCTCGAATAAGCTGAACCGCGTCGTCCGCGTCCACGTAGACAAAGCTAAAGGAACCGTCCGACTCGCGGCGCAGCGACCCCCGCTGTTCGGCGCCCGCCACGAGCTGCGCGACGCTCCCGTGAACCTGCCACTGCGCCGTCGCGGGCACCCACTCCAGCACCGCGCGCTTCCAGTCCGTCCCGTCGTAGAGCAGGGCGCAGATCAAGTTGCGCGGCCCGTCGATCTCGGCCTCGGCGATGGTGTAGCCGGTTGCGATGCTCAGAGGATCACCCCAAGTCCGCCCGTTGTCAAGGCTCTCTACGACCAGCACCGCATCCGCGTCGCGAATGAACAGCAGCGTGAGCGCCGAGCTGCCGGCCGTCCGCATGATGTTCGGATGGCTGTCCGTGGTCTGCGCCGGCCAGAGGATGGTCTCGGCGTAGGCGTCCTCGGTCGGCGTGTACCAGCGGCGCACGAGCTGCCCGTCCGTATTCTCGTAGTACACCTGGATGCGACCCTCGAGATCACGGAGGTGGTCGAGGGACTTGGCGCCGGCGAGGGTGATCGTGAACCAGACGTACTCGCGGTTGCGGAACTCGCTTCCCGAGTCCGGGGACGTGGTTGAACTGTCCGTGACCCCGTACTCCCAGCCCTTCTCCTTGTCCGGCCCGAGGTTCCAGCGACCAAACCTGTCAGGCACGGCAGAGAATGTCGTGAGTTCCCATGCGCCGCCCGCGAGAGGGCGTTTCCAGAGGTAGACTGTCCCCGTTCGTCGAGCCCGCCCCGACCGTCCGCTGAACCCCAACCCCTGTTCGCGCCCGCGTGGGTACTTGTCGTAGTAGACGACCACGCCTTCGTCCGCATCGTCCCCGTCGAGCCCGCAGAGCCCGTAGGGTACGGCGATGCTCACGACCTTGGGGCAGCCCGTGATGTTCACCGCGCCGTCGCCCTGGAACTCGTGCGTGTGCCGCAGGTCGAAGGCGCGGAACGAGGCCACGAACTGGTTCAAGTCGGCGTCCCGGTTGTGCGCCCCGACTTCCGGCGTCGGGTCCGCGTATTCGCAGAGCAGACCTTCCTGGTAGCCGATCTCAGCAGCCGTCGTGCTGGCCGCCTTCGCGTAGTCAAGGACGCCGGTCGCCTCGGAGTCCGGGTCATGTCTCCGCTTCTGCCGGATCATCAGCGCGGTCTCGACGCCGACCATACCATCCTGCCCCGACGGTATCGCCAGGATGCGCCTGCCGGAGAGTAGGCCCCTGAATCCCGTGAAGTCCGCCGCCCAGTTGTAGGGGTCGAACATCGACCAGACGTGGTGGTAGTTCTCGCCCTCGTTGCGCGAGAGCGCGTTCGGGTCGCGAGGGAGCAGCGTGATTTCAGAGAGGGTCCAGTCTTCGGCCTCGGTCGCGGCGGGCAACAGCACCTCGATGCTCGTGACAACGTGGAGCTGCGGGTCGTAGTCTCCCGTGTTCGGCAGCGCGAGGTCGAAAGTGACGGTGTTCGCGCCTACCTCGACGGCCACGTTCCACGAGACCGTGCCCGTCACCCAACTCAGCGACGAAGGGCTGTCCGGCCCCCAGTTCCACTCGCCGCCCGCGTAGAACGGGAAGTCGAAGACCGGAATCTTGTAGTTCACGGTCAGGACGACGGTCCCCGCGCGAGGGGCCGTGATGTCCAGGCGACCTGCGCCGCGATTCTTCCAGTGCCAGATGTTCTCAGGGAAGCGGTACGCCTCGGGGTCGAGCAGTTCCTCGATGGCCGTCGGAGGGTTGGCGCGGTTGTACTGGAACCCCCACTCCCAGTGGTACGGCCACGGGTCGTCGTCGGCGTGATCGAACATGCGGGTCATGCGGCTGGTGAAGCGTTCGGCGATGGTCAGCGTCGCCTTCGGCGCGGAGGACGCGGCAGCCACATGCCAGAGATCGTTGGTCGTCTCGTCTGGCGTCAGGCCTCCACTGCCAACCCAGTTCGCGGGACGGCTCACTCCGGCGGGCTTGACGACGCCGAGGTTCCCCTCGGGCGTGATCGTGAGGAACGTCCCCCACTCGTCCCAGGGGATGCCGTTGAGGTTCGTCACGTCGATGGGGTGCAGGTAGAGGGCGCACTTCTTGTCGTCCTGGTCAGTGGTTGGATTGTCCGGGTCATCAGGGTCCCCCCGGTCAACGTCCTCCCCGTTGTCCGTGCGCCAAGCGTCGGTGACGGAGAGGGCCATCGTCGGGCCACTGAACCTGGACCACTCGAACAAGAATCTAGACGTATCCCCGCCCGTCTCCTCGAAGGTCTCAGTCCCGGTGAACGGATCGGGCGAGGCGGCGGGTGGGCTACCCGCCCACGCGACGGGCGTTCCACTCACTTCGATGGGCGGTTCGGCGGCCACGTTGTCATCGAAGAAGCCCGTCGCAGGCTTGAAAGTCACGCGCCTCGGCGGGCCGAGAATCCACAGGCAGGACGAGGGGCTCGCCGAAGCCGCCTCACACCACATCCCCATGCTCCCGTCGGGGCCGACGCGGAAGTCCGTGCCCGCGCTGCCGGCCCGTGTCCAGTCAGGGTTGTTGACGGGGTTGGGTTCGTCTCCGCTGCCGGGGTTGTAGAGGTCGGCGATGGCCTGCAGCGAGTGCGTCCCCCACTTCAGGTCCGAGACCCGCGCGTAGGTGGTATCGCCCGACGGGAAGCGGTTGCAGGCGAGGGTACAAGAGAGCAGCCACGGGGCGATGCCGAGGTTGAGTTCTCCTCCCGCGCCCGCGAGCGCGCCCGAGGCGGTCAGGACCGTGGAGTCGGGGCCGGTTGCGGTGATGGTGACGACCGAGTCCGCATCGGCGTACCAGGAGTAGCCCGAGGACCTATCGCCGAACCAGAGGAAGCCCCGGGCGGCGGGGGCTGCGTCGGTGGCCCAGGCCTTGGGGTAGACGCCGGTGAGGGTGATGGCGACGGTGACAGCGAGGTCTCCGGTGATCGGATTCGGAGGGGAACCAGTCGGAGGGGAGCCGAGTACGACCCAACCGTCACCCAGCCACACTTGATAGTCTACCGTGTATGGACCGTCAGACGGGGCAGAAGCCGAAACCCTGAAGGTATACCAGTACGATCCCCAGTAGTGCCCGGGGTACTCGGAACCAGGGGCCGATGTGAGCGGAGCATAAACACCAACGGGCGTCGAGTTGGCGGTAATCGCAGCAGCGCACCCAACCGCTGCAAGACCTACTGATTGTGCTGGAGGGGGTGCTACTGCCGCCGCGTCACTCTGGTTTAGGACCTCCAGAGTCGCGCTCCATGCGCCCCCCAGCGTGATTGCTGTTCTGGCCGCCACGGCTCAACTCCTGATCCATCTGAGCTCGCAGTGTCTTCGTTAGTTGCTTACCAGCTTCGCTCATCCCAAGTGCGCGCTTTTCGTCGGAACGGCACTTCGTGTGCAGTACCACCGCCTGCTCCGTGACGACCTCGCCGCACTTCACGCAGGTGAAGACCTCATCGTCAGCCGCCGCCCGCGAGTCCCCGAACGACTGGAACGCCATCCCCGCCAGGAACCCCGCGAACACCACCGCCAACAGCCACACCACGTTCAGCGTCACGTAGGACGAACGTCCGCGCGTCTGCATCATACACCTCCTCAGAATCGGCAGGCCCCATCCCCGCTCGGCGGCCCTGGCAGGCGCGCCGCGGAGGGATGGGGCCGGTTGTACGATTCTGAGGCGCGCCTGCCAGGGCATCCATAGTATACCCCGCATCCTCTCCCTGTAAACTATCTGGTTCGGCCCGGGAGCCCTGCCGCGCCGCTTCCGGCCCCTAAGTGGCCCAAGGACGCCCTCGGCTCAGAAACGCCCCGTAGAATGGCTGTGCGCGGCTTCCGCGCGCTCAGATCAGCGAGGCCAACTCGACGGATGACAGGTCGCCCGTCGGCAAGGCGAACGTCTCCTCCTCGCCCGTCTCGTGAATCTGCACGCGATACACCACCGTGTCCCCGGCAGTGACCGGCGTCAGCGCGTCCGTGGGCAGCAGGTCCGCGTAGGCATAGGAGTGATCCGCCGCGTCGGTCGATCCGACCGTTCGTCGATCGCCGAGCCGACCGTCCTCGTACTTGCACGCTACGTCCAGGTGAACCGTGAACGCCGGAGTTCCCGTGACGTACTCGCCATCCGCTCGCCAGATACGCATCCACACGCGGCGGAGCGACGGGTCCGTCGCCGCGGCGACCACGAACTCCGTCATTGTGATCGCGAAGGCTTGCACGGTCGGGCTCGCCGCGACCGTGAACGCCGCAGGAGTGTGCGTGTAGCCCACGACGCCGTGCGCGTGGTAGAAGTAGGAGCCGGCGTTGAGGTGCAGAGTCGCGACGCCAAGGCTGTTGGCCGTGGCGCGTGCGATCACAGCACCTGTGGCTGTAGCTGAGATCGAGACCGTGGCGCCCGCGGCCAGGGCTCCGGCAGTCACCGTCACGTTGACCGTCTTGTCGCCGGTGCCGGGGCCGAGGGCGTTGATGAGTGCGGGGAGGGTAGTGCTGGTGTCTTCCAGGATGTCATCCAGGTGCTTGTCCACGCTGCCTGCCTCGGGGTCGCCTGCGGTCGGGGCGAGCTTCATGGCGTCGCGGGCTCCCTGAGATGAGAGATTGTTCAACGTCGCGACCGCTGCTGCCGCCGCACCCGCAGGCTCGAACCCGGTAGCCGTGATCCACGCCGCGTCTCCCTGCGTCACAATGTCATCCGTATCCGCCGCCGCCAACGTGAACTGCCCCACAACCGCATTCGCAGTGATGCTGTTGACCGTCGCCGCCGCGACCGCGTTGTAGGACTTCTCGGCCTCGAACCCGTTTCCCTCCGTCGCTGCAATCGGAACACGGTAGCGGCCCGTAGCCACCTTGACTACCGTTGGGCTCAGAATCGCAACGTCAGTCGCGTCCTCGTAGACATCGCAGGTCGGTGTGGAGTCAGCGTCGCTCACCGCACCCGTACTCGGATTGTGCGTGGCGAAGAAGAGATAGAGCGTGTTCCCTAGCTTTGGTATCCCGTTCATGGTTAACACGCTCCTTGCGCGGTAGACGCTCCATCCGCTACCAGCGCGAACTGCCCCACAATTCCTCGCGCGGTGAGCTTGACCGCCGCCTCCGCCAGCACGTTGTAGGACCTCCCGACACCGAACCCGTTGTCTGCTGTCGCTTCGACTGGAACACAGTAGTGACCCGCAGCCACCCTGACAACGGTTGGGTTCAAGATCGCAATGTTGGTTGTGCCCTCGTAGACTTTGCACGTCGGCGGGGGATCGGAGTCTCTCATTGCCCCCGTGTCCGGGTGGCGCGTCGTGAATGAGAAGTAGAGCGTGTTCCCTAGTTTCGGCACACCGTTCATAGCTGCCACGCTCCTTGAATGACATGTTCTCCGCCGAAGATCGGGTAGACGCCTGCTGCCGCCGGTATCGCCTTCCCCATGCTCGCGAGGTCAGGGACGCCGAGCCAGGAGTAGGGTTGGGCGGCCATAGCAGCAATTTCGGTCGCCGACAGGGCTCTTTGGACATACGCCGCGTGGCCCAAATACATCACGCTCGGGCTATATCCCGATCCCCCGGCTCCGAGGCATACGTTGCGCCCATTGGCAACGTACTGAGCAGCCGGGACTGTACCCGACAGACTACCGTTGTCCAGCACCCCATTCCGGTAAACGTCCAACGTCCGCGCCACTGCATTGTAAACTCCTACGATGTGCTCCCATGCGCCAAGCGACCCGCCCGTCCCCGATGTGCGAAATGTAAGTGCAGTGGCGTTGGGAGCCACGTACATTGCGACGCTTGTGGCTGATGCGTTTAACAGGCCAAACGATCTCTCCCCGATCGTGCCGCATTTCCCGAACAGCCACCTCGAGGAGTCCCATTGACGCTGGGCAAACAGCACCAACGAGATGCTACCTGTCCAGGCAAACGGCCACCCATTTCCGACATCGACGTACTTTTGGTTCAGGTAGAGACTATCGGCATCCCATGAATACCCCGCCGTAGCCGCCCCATCGCTACCAGTCCGCATCGCATCCGCGACGAGAGGCCCTGACCTCTCATTGCACAGCCACGCAGCCGTAGGCGTCAGCGCGTGCCCCGGTATCGGGCGCGCGCCTCGCGGCGGCTTGTTCTGGCCGGTCCAGGGGCGATAGATCACAGTGTCGGCACCTGCACGAGTTGAGCGCGGTAGCAGAACGTGCTCGCGCCCGAGTCGTAGTTGTTGTCCACGACGACGCGCACGCGCTTCCCGCACCCGCCGCCGATCAGCCAAGCCCGCGAGTCGGCGATGTTCCAAAGCGCATCCGCCGCCGTGTGCTCGTTGGTCAGCCCGTCCAGGAGCGTAATGCTGGTGTTGGCGACGTGCGACTTCTGCTCCACAATCTCCGAGTCGGCGATCACGTTGTCCTTGAGGAACAGGAAGATGCCGTAGGTCGTGAAGCCCGTCGTGTCCGCGACCGCGATGACGGTCTCGCCCTGTGGCTCTGTTGCCGCCAACGCCTCGGCCGCCGCCGTGCCGACGCACAGGATGGGGAGTGGGAACAATTCATGCCAGTCCTCATCACCTTCGGCTGCGCTGGAGACCTGCACGACAAACTTCGTGCCGGCATGGGGGGTTGCGGAGTCGAGACCCACCTGCAAGTGCAGCCAGTTATCGTAGGCGGCATCGATTGCCGCCTCGCCGCTGTGCACAATGGCCTGCGCGGCGACTTGCGTCCACTCCTGCAGCAGCGTCGTCGTGGTCGTCTTTGCCACCTAGACCACCGTCCCTTCTGCGAAACCAGCGTGCTTCAGCGTCTCCGTCCACTCGGCCTTCCGCGCAGCAATCGCGCGGGTCACGGCTGCCTGGACCGCTGCCTTCTGCACCGCCATCGTCTGGCTGCGATCAAGCTGCACCTCGATCCGCAGCTCGATCACCGACCCGTCCGCGATAGCCGCCGCCTCCCCCGCGTCGGCCCACTTCGACGGCGTTCCGCCCGACAGCCCGGCCTTCAGGGCCGCCGTCTTCCACGAGACGCCGACCGCATTGTTCCCGGCGGGCACGAGGAAGTGGATGACCACGTTGAGCCCCGCCCGCGTCGCTTCCGCTGTGTGCCACTGTGCCATACTACTCCCTCCTCCATCCCGCCCGTGCAGCCGGGCGGCTACTCCGGTTGCGGCTTCGCAGCCTCGTTCGCCGCCGACGTACTCTTGTGGATCAGCAGCGCCCACAGGCCCGAGGCGGTTATGAAGGTCCCGAGGACCTGCCCCGCTCACTGCCGCCCCATGCTCGACGGCTGGCCGACGCCGGCCAGGGCGCCGGTGCGGGACTCCTCGTAAGCACGCGCCTGCTGCGCTGCGTAGACGCCCTGCATCAGCGCCCACGCCATCGCCTGCGCCCCCTCGGTCATGCCCGGCGGCTGAGGCCCGGCAGGCTTGCCCGCGGCGGCGAGCCCGGTGCGAGCAGTCATGTAGTCCTGAAGCTGCATCAGGTACGCAGCCAGGGCCTTGCTTGCGTTCGCCTCATCGATCTTGGCCTGGATGAGGTTGGCGCTTTGCGCCGCCTCCGCCTCGCGGGCCTGCGCCCAGGACTCGAAGGTCTTCTGGCGCTCCTGGGCGGCCTGCACGTTGGGGGCGACGATTCCCTCTTGCATCCGCTGACGCGCGAGACGGTCGATGTCAGTAACCGACATCCCGTACATGCTGCCCTGCGCTCGTGCCCGAATACCAGGATGCTCCGAGGCGGTCTGGATCATCTGCTCGGTGGACTGCATCTGTGGATTGGCTCCGTAGGCTCGAAGCTGCGACACGTCCATCCCGCCAGCGATGTTCCGCGCCTGCTGCGCCTGCGCCATCTGCATGACGTTGCCCATGATGGGTTGCTTGCCGAACCAGACATCCATCGCCTGCTGGTAGGCGTCGATGCTCTCGTTCATCGCCGCCGTCTGATCTTGGTCTGCTTGCGTCAGCGCGTCGATCGACCGGCGGGAGGCTTCGAGTTGCTCCCCCAGATAGAAGGTCGGGTCGGAGACCTGCTCCATCAGCTTCTCTTCGGCGTCTTGCAGGGCCTCGCGCTCCTGCTTGAAGACGTTGATCGCGTTCGTCACGGCCTGCCACGCGCCAGACTGCTTTTCGAGCCGCTCGACGGGGCTCAGCAACGGCGAACGCGCGGCGGCCTGCAACTGCTGGGCCTGCTGCCAGTAACCGCGCTCGATCCCGGCCTTCGCCTGGCCAATGGTCGTCTTCGAGGCCCCGGCGGCCTCCAGCATATCCGTGTATGCCGACATGACGTTGATCCGCCCGGACATCAGGGCGAGTTCGTCGTTCAGGGCCTTGACGGCCTCTTCGTGGCGCTTTTGCTCTGCCGCGGCGAGCGCCTCCGTCCGCTTCTTCGTCGCCTCGAGGTTGTCGCCGTACAACCCCCAGGCGTCGATCTGGAGCTTCATGCCATCTTCCGACTTGCGCTGCTCGTCGGTCATCGCCACCCACTGTGTGCGCATGGATTCGAGCATCTGCGCGCGCTTCTCGTCGATCTTCAGCGCGTCTACGGCGCCCGCTCGCACCTGTGCTTGCAGGAGCGCCATCTCCTGCTGGGTCGCCTTCTCCGAGGCGGCCTTCACCCGTTCGCGCATGTCCTTCGCAGTTTCCGGAGCAGCGCCCCGCGTGATGGGGCCGGTGCTCGAAGTCTCACTTTCTCGGAACGGGCCGCGCCGCCAGACATCTGTCCAGGGACCGAACAGCGTATTCCAGAAGTTGGGCGAGGCGTTTTCCCCAGCCTCAATTCCACTTGTCTGCAACCCGCGAGCGGAGGCCTCACTGATAGCACTATCGAGATTCTGGATCGACTTGTCGAGCTGCTCGATGTCCTTCCCAACCGTCGCCTCCCACATCCCTGCCATGCTCACCGCGAAGGCTGTCAAGCCGATGGTCGCTACTCCCCCAAAGCCCATGCCGGCTCCCAGCCCGGCGCCCCCGGTTTTGGAGGTTGTCGCCGCTGCCGATGATCCCGCGTGCGCTGCAGCGGCCTGAGCTGCCTGAGCACGGGCCGCTGCGAGGGCCTTGTTGGCCGCCGCCGTCTTGAGCGCCGCCATTGCCTCGGTCTTCAGGGTTGCGATGTACTTCCAGCCGGCAACGATGGCAAGCCCGGTGTTGATCGCGGTTGCGACGAGCTTCACGGCCAACGCGGCGAACAGGAAGATCAACCCGCCGGTCCCCGCGAGCCGGGCGATGAGCTTCTTCGCCCAATCCGGCAAACCGATGAAGACAGCCAACAGGTTGTTGACGCCCTTGATGAGGGGCATGAGCCCCTCGTCGATGAACTTCCCAAACTGCACCCCGAGAATCTCCATCTGCTTCTTGAACTGCGCCGTCTGCCAGGACGAAGCCTGCATCTGCTGCGACAGGGCGCGCTCCGTCCAGCCGGCCGTGACGCCCATGCCCTCCAACTGCGCGTTGAAGTCGGCGAGCGACTTCCCCGCCAGCGGGAACACCGCGCGCAGCGTCCGCACGTCGAGACCCATCTGCGCCAGGGCTTCCTCGCCCTGTTGATCCGCGATGGTCGCCAGCGCCTTGATTGCCCCGGCCAGCCCCTGCGTCTTGATGAGCGCCGAGGCGGATTGCCCGGTGAGGTTCTCAATCGCCTTGCCGAGTCCCGAGTCGGGCGTCGCCGACATGAACGCGCGGAGCAGCGCCTGCAGCGAGATCATCACCTGCTCGACCGGAATGCCGACCCTCGTCAACGTCACGATGGCCGCGGCGACCTGTTCCAACGGCATCTCCAACTGCGCCGACATCGACGTGAGGGGCCCGATGGAGGAGGCCAACTGCTCGAAGGTGATGACACCCTGATCGACCGTCTTGAACAGCACGTCCATGATGTGCTGCGCGTCGGGGCCGGTCTTCGTGTTGTAGGCGTTCATGATTCCGACGAGGGCTGAGGCAGAGGTGAACGTATCACTCAGCCCTGCCGAAGCGCCCATCGACGAAATCCGCAACGTGTCCAGCGCGACCTGCCCCGACAACCCTGAGGACTGAATCTGGTACAGGCCCTCGGCTAGACTCGCTGGCCCATCCTTGATCCGGGGGTCCTGGGCGATCTTGAGGACCTGCTCCTCCAGGTCAGCGAACGCCGACTCGCTCAACTGCGCGAGGGAGTTCACGTTGCGCATGGGGGTGTCGAACGACTGAAACGACTTTACCGCCAGCCCCGCGCCCGCAACGCCCGCCGCGCCGACCATCAGCATCTTGTTGGCGACTTGATCAAGCCCGGTCGCCAGTTCCTGTACCCCCGACATCTTAGCGCGAAAGGCGTCGGCGGCCTGTTCTCCCTTCTTGGCTCCCGCCGCAAAGGCCGTCCACGTAGACTGCGCCTTGGCCCCACCTGAGACGAACTTCCCCAGCGCATCCCGCGCCCGGTCCGTTGCCGCCGCGCTCCGCGCCATCGACGACGAGACGGCGGCACCCGACTGCTGGGCGCCGCCGCTCATGGCCCGCATCCCGGTCTGCAACTGTCGCATCCCGCGCTGGAACTCGTTGAAGGTCGGCCCAAAGCGATCGACGGCCTCCAACATGATCTGCATGGACTCTTCGGGGTTCACTTCGGCTTCCGCCTGCGGCCCGTCGCCCGAGCGATCTTCACGGGCGCGGCCTGGGCTTCCTGCGCTCTCTGTATCTCGTCGAGCTGCGCCAGCGGGTCAGCGTCTCGCGGAGGCTCCGGCATCGCCTTACCGTCCGGGTCCTTCGGCAGCGACCGCTCGTTCACCCCGCGCCGATAGGCGAACAACGCCTCCAGGAAGTCCGGGTTCTGGTCGGCGACGCTCGTGCCGACCGGCGGCACCCCCTGCTCCCACGCCGCCCCCGCCAACGCCACGTCCTCCCACCAGCCCGGCAGCCGACGCGCCGGAACGTCCTTCAGGCGTCCGGCTCCCCACTCGCCGAGAAGTCGGACGCAGGCGCTTTTGCGCGGCGCTGCTCCGGCGTCAGGCCGTTGAAGCCCATCAGCACCCGCTCCAGCCAATCGGAGGCCTTCGGGCTCAGCGCGCCGAACGTCGCCCGCGTCTCCTTGGCGATCTCCCCGCGCTCCGCCTGCCCCTCGAACTTCCGGCTCCACCCGCCGCGCGACGCCTGCGCCTCGCCGGGCCGGGTTAGCTTGTACTCCTCGATCCCGACCATGCACAGGTACAGGTACGCCTCGCCCAGGTCCGCTCGCATGTGACCCTCGGCCGGCTTGCCGCTCTCCTCGTCGGGGAACTCCGCGCTCATCCTCGAGGAAATGTTCCGCCACTTGCGAGCCTGGAAGGCGTCCAGCCTCCGCAGGATCACGTACTCATCCGGGTGCCCGGGGAATGCGACCCGCGGCTTCTCGACCTCCGCTGCGAACAGCGGCTCCAGGGCCGCCGCCTGCTCCAACTCCGCCAGCTTCTCAGCCTCGCGCTCCGACAGCCCGGCGATGAAGGCATACGGCGTCGGCTGCGGGTCTCGGTCGTCGCGAACCTCATCTACGGTCTCGGGGTCTCCCACAGTAGGACCTCTCTTTCTGTTTCGCGCCTCAGCGCGTCGGCTGAAGGTCGATGCAGCGCGCGTCGCCCGTGTCGGCCGCATTCTGCATCTGGTACAGCGTCTTGCGATAGCGTTCCACGAACACTCGGCAGCAGTTGTCGGTGTCGAAGTAGCGGTCGAGCGCCGCCTGCAGCTCCGACGTGTTCTCGTAAACCGCCGTCGCCCGCAGCCCCCGCCCCTTCCCCGTGATCTCCCATTCGAGGGGCAGAAAGCCCTCGTCCAGAAGAAAGACGACGCGGCCTGCGTCGTTCGTGCTCCAACGCTTGCCGCGTCCGTTGTTCTCAGCCATGATGTCGATGCTCCTCTCTGTGTGCGCCGCCCGCCTGCCTGCCGGCAGGCAGGTCGTCAGGAGACTCAATACTCGGTCGCCGCGATTGCCAGGCTCGTCCCGATCCACGTCACCTCGCGCTCCACGTCGCCGTCGGCGCCGGGGATGGTCTCCGTCTCGTCGCCCGACTTCTGCGTGGTGATCGTGATGAGCAGCTCATCGACCGCCGCGCCCTTGTCCACAAAGCGCAGCGTCGGCGAGACCGCCGTAATCTCGTTCGCCTGCAGATCCTCGCCCGAGGTGTTGTAGACGCCGTAGCTGCCGCTGATGTCCTCGGGCCCCTCGGTGAGGTAGTCCCAGACTCTCCCCGGGTCGCGGGTCGTGGCCGGTCCGGCGATGACCGGCTTCATCACGAGGTTGTTGCGCAGCTCACAGCGGAACGACGCCAGCTCGAAGCGTGAGTAGACCGCCTCGTGCATCTGTAGGAAGGCGTCGCTCAGGTACGTCTGCGGCGAGGTCAACGTCGGCTCCCCGACCTTTCCGCCCATCGCCGTAACCGAGGCGCTGAACGCGCCCTCGTTGTCGCCGGACAGGCTGATGGAGTCGATCTTCGTGTCCTCGACATGCTTGTCGGCGGTCGCCGTTCCGAAGCCCACGGTCAGGTAGGTCAGCGCCGTGGTCCCGCCGCTGCCCAGCGCGATCCCAAGGTTGAGCAGCGCCGCCTGCTCGGTGGACGCCTGGACGTTCGGAATGTCGAAGGACAGTTCGACGCCCGTCATGTCCTCCACCAAGTCCACGATCCGGCGCGCGCCGGCGCTGCGCACCGCCCGCAGCCCGCCGATGGTTCGGGCGCGGAGGTTCTCCCACACCCCGACGGGCAGCGTCGGAGCGGTCGGAGTGCCCTTCCCGCTCTGCGTCGCGTAGTACAGCAGCCCCTTGTGCCCGCGTTCGTGTGCCATGTCTCAGGCCTCCGGTTTAGAACAGCTCGGCCTCTTCAGGGGCCGGCCGGGTGTAGGTCTCTGTAGCCGCCGCTTTCCGCCGACGAGCTTCCAGCGACGTCTCGCCGGGCCGCGTCTGGAATGACCTCGCCCGCGTCAACCGCGCGAGACGCGCCGGGTCGCAGCGATGGTCCTCCGGGTCAGGCCGCTCGAAGCCGCGCGCCAACAGCGCCCCGGGGATCGGAACCGTCGTGAGCGCCTCGCCGCACTGGGGGCAGTACGGCGTGCGACCCGCCGCGATCTCGGCCGCCACGAAGGCCAAGTCGAGTCGCGGCTTCGGGCGCAGGTCGGGCTGCGGGAGATCCGGGACAACCTCGACCGGCGCTTCAGACGCGACGGACGACGGCGCTTCGGAGACGGGCTCTTCGGCGAGCGCGTCCTCATCGGCCATCAGCGTTTCCGGTTCCTCGACCGTCTTGTACTTCCGCATGATGCCCTCTCAGAAGTACAGCAGGCTGCCGACCACTTCGCCGCGCCACACCCCGCCCTGCCACAGCGGAGGACTCTCGCGCCAGCCCGCCGCCATGCCGACCCCCGTGCGCTCCACCACGTCCTCGTAGCCGTTGCCGATGTTGTAGTATACGAGCGCCTCGGCAATCGACGCCATCGCCGCCCCGTCCTTGTAGCCGTCGCCCGTCCCCAGCCAAGGGAACGCGCAGATGATCTCCGTCGAGTAGATGGGCTCGAAGCTGCCCCCGCCGCCCTTCGGGCGATGCACCCACTTCGCGCCTACGCAGACCTGGGGCAGCTTGTCGTCCGAATCGAACATCACGTCCTGGTACGTCCAGGTCACGACCGCCGGTAGTCCCGCCGTCACCAGCCGCCCCGGCATCTGAGCCTGCAGGATCGACTGCAGGTTCTCCAGATACGTCCCGATGGGGACCGGCGCCCAGCGACGTGCCATCAGTTGAACCGCTCCATGTAGCCGAAGCCCGACCTGCGCGCCGCGCGCAGCAGGCGCATCCGCGCGCGGGTCATCGCCTTGTTGATCTGAGGCCGCGCCTCGTCGGCGACCTTGCGCAGCAACGGCCGCTCGCGCATCTTGCGCGTCCCCAGCAAGAGCCACGCCGCGACCTTCATGCCGACATTGAACAGGCTGATCGTGAAGGTGTCCCCGGTTCGTCGCACCGGGCGCTTGCGCCATCCCGCGCGGAACGTGCCCGTGTGGGTGTTGATAATGTGGTCATCCCGCCGCGCCGGCCGCCGCACCGAGTAAAGCCCCGGGCGGTACTGGCGCAGTTCGGCGTAGGTCCGTCCGCCGCTGCTATACTGAATCGCGCGCTGCAGTTCCCAGTCGGCGACCTCGTTGAGCACGTCCTTCGGCAGGTCGGCGGCGACCTTACTCACGACGCGCTGCTTGCTTTCGATGCTGCGCAGGTTACTCGCCACCCGCAGCTCGAAGCCGCGCCGCGCGAGGTAGCCCCAACGGCTCCCCGCCAGCCCGCTTCCCCCGCTCAACAGTTGTCGCGTCGGCGTGTAGGGCATCAGCTCATGCGCCTCGTGGCCGTGACTTCGTAGTGCTCCGCCGCCCCGCCCGGATCGACGACCGACGTGATCCCCCACTCGCGCCCGTCCGCGTCGGTGAGGACGTTGCCCAGCGCCAGCAGGTCGTTTCCCGAATCGCTGCGCGGGTTGAGCGTCGATCCCGCCGCGTTGCGGTACGCCGCCGCGAAGAAGAACTTCCGCTCATAGGCCCCGAACGCCGTCCCCGCCCCGCTGAGCCCCAGGCCCTGCTTCTCTCCGTCCGCCTTCGCGGCGACGCCCGTCGCCAGCGACGTGAGCGTGTGGCCCGTCGCTGGCCGGGCGCTGACCGCCAAGACCTCGTTCTCCCAGTCGGCGAACTGCCAGTCGCCCGAGTAGCCGCTCCAGTCAGTCGCCACGTTAGGCCACCCCCGCCGTTACGAGACTCATGTAACCGCGCACGGCCTGCTCGTAGTTCCGCACCAGCTTGTCCACCTCGTCGTTCCAGCGGCCCTTCCCGTAGGACTCGGAGCGGTCCCCAAGGGCCTTGCTCGTCAAGCCACGGTCGCGGCGAGCCCGATCCTCGATCAGGACGTCCGCCGCGACACGATCCGCCACGGCTCCCCGCACGACGACCGGGATAGAGGCGTGCCCGTAGCTGAGCGTGATCGTGATGTTACTACGGCCCGCCGGCCAGCGCGGCAAGTCCGGACGCAGCACGCCGAACTGCGTGGCGTCGGTCAACTGGGTGAAGATGTCCTCCTTCAGCCAGATGCGCCCCGATGCCGCGTCGTAGCCGTAGTTCGTGACCGCCGTCCCGATTCCGGAGTACACGATCCCCGAGATGGAGATGATGGGCGTGTACTTCTTCGGCAGGATGATCTCGTTGGTCCCCGTGCCGTCTAGCGTGATCGTCTCGCTGGCGTCGTCTATGGTGCGCCCACAATCGAACTCGAATTGCGCCGACCAGCGCACGATGAGGCCGAGTCCCGTGCTTCCCCCCGCGCCGACGAGGTAGGCGGCATTGTCCTGCAGGTCTGTCGCCAGGAAGGCGGCGAGGACCCACCGTTGGACACGCTGCCTCACGTCGGCCTCAGAGCAGAGGTTGCCCATCAGAGCGTCTGCCTCACGCCGTCGATCTCCACGAAGCTGCGCTTGCGTACCGCTGCCGGCGGGGCCTGGTTCTCGCACACCGCCCAGATGCTCCCGCAGTCAGGGGCGCGGCCCGCCGTGCGCAGCGACCGCGCTTTCATGTCAACCGAGGTCGGGCCGATCATGAGGACCATCGGAACGGCCTCCTTCGGCACGCCGATGATCGCTACTCCGTCGGTCCCGTTGAAGTCGTACTTGATCTGGTAGTTCCGATAAGCCAGCCCGCCGCCGGGCTGACCGATGGGGTCCTCTTCGGTGAAGCCGACGGCGACGGTGCCGCTCATCTCGCCTTGCTTGTTGCGCAGCCACACGAGTTCCATGTCATGCCCCTCTCTGTTATGTGTGCCCGGAGCCGAGACCGACATCTCGGCTCCGGGCCTGGCCCTGGCTGGCGCCGGTCGGGGGGACCGGAAACCCTACGCCGCGAGCACGCGCCGCAGGACACCGTGGCACGCGCCGCGCTTGATGACCGGAGCGACGAACGACCCCACCGCGAACGGCTCGTTGAGCGCCGACTTGCCCAGGCGCACGAGGCCGAACAGGTCGTTGTCGCCGATGGCCTGCGCCGACTTGTTGGCGCTGGCCGCGATCTCGATGCCGTCGGCCGGATCGGCGTTCACGAGGAAGATGCACTCCTCGGGCGCCGTCACCGTACCAGTCAGCTCGTCGTCGGCCGAGGACACACCGCCCGGCAGCGAACCCGTCACGCCGCCGCGCGTGTCAGCGGTGCCGTCATCCACAAGCGTCGTGTCTGCGCCGCTCACGGTGCCCGAGCTGTAGGACAGCGCCGGAACCGTCGCGACGAGCACCTCCGCGCCAGTACCCGTGCCGCGATAGATCTTGTAGTACACGGCATCGGCATACAACGCGTTGGTGTCGGAGAACTGGAAGGCGGTGATGGTGATCGTCACCTTCTGCGTCGCCGTGCCGGCGGCGAGGGTGACGTCCGCCTCAGCGGCCTGGCGAAGCTGCTCGCCCTCGGCGGTGACGGGCGCCACGTAGTAGTAGTACGTGCCATTCGAGAGCGTGCCGCTTCCGTCGCTGCCCGCGCAGGAGATCGCGCCCATGACCGCCCGCGGGCGGGTCTGGTCGCTCTCCAGGATGTAGCAGTCCCGGTACTTCTTGATCCGGCGGCCGTAGAGGCCCTCCTCATCGACCATGTACCGCGCGCCGAGCGACTGCGTGACAGCCTCCAGGCGCGAGGCCATCATCGAGGACATGATCGCGAACCGCTTGCCGGTCATGCCCGCAACGTTGGTCGTGTCCAGCAGCTTCTGGAACAGCGCATCCGTGAGCGCCGCCCCGGCCCCGTTGATCCGCATGATGCCGGTGTCCGCATCGAGGCCGGGGGGCATGTAGATGTTCCCGTTGCCGGAGGTCTCAACGCCCGTGGCACTCAGCCCCGCGTCGCCCCACAGCACCGAGGCCGACACCTGCATCGCGGTCCCCTCGATGAAGCCCATGACCTCGGCCAAAGCCACGTCGAAGTTGTCGGGACCGATGGTGGAGATGAGGAAGCTCTCCACGGCGCCACTGCCCGTGCAGACCTTCAGGTTGACCGACGGGCCGGAGACGCCGCTCTGCGTCGCGACCGGCGTGCCAGCCGCGCCCTGCCAGTGCATGTAGGGCATCGAGTCGCGCCGCCGGAAGACGTGCGGGTTGCCGTTCGCCGGGCGGATGTTGAGGTACTCCAGGATCGGCCGCTTCTTCTTGGCCGCGTCCGTCAAGATCGGGTTGAAGATGTGGTCCTGCCACGCTCCACCCGAGTCGGAGGCGCTGGTCAGCGCCTTGTTCAGCAGTGCATCATAGAGGCCTGCGTCCACGGGTCTCCCTCCAGGTGCGTCGAGTGTCGGGTCGTCCCGCCGCGCGGGACCGTCGTTGCTGCGTCGCAGGCTGCGTCGTTGCCGCGAAGGGTGAGTCCGACCCGCTGTACGGCTACTGCGGCTGCTTGCTCCGCAGGAACTGCGCGTAGAAGTCCGCGTCCGACCTGGGCGACGCCTTCAGCGCGGCGAACGGGTCCTCGGCCCCGGCATCCGCCGGCGGCTGCGCGGACTGCGGGCCCAGCGCCTTGTTCAGCGCCTCGCGAGTCGCGCCATCCAGCTTGCCGAGGGCCGCCTTGACCAGCCCCTCGTTCGCCAGGAGCTTCGCCACCCGCTCGATCTCGTCGGCGGGGGGATCGGCGACAACCGGCGCGACGACCGGTGGCGCCTCGGCCTTCGCAAGCACGTAGCCCTGCGCCTTGAGCGCCTCGGCGAACTCGTCGATCTGCTCCTTGCTCATCGCCCCGGGAGCCATGCCCATCGCACCCTTGTGCGGCGTCTGACCCGTTTCGTTCATCCGGCATTCCGCGTCGGCCTTGGCCTTGCTCGCCGGGTCCATCGACATCTGCGCCATGAAGCCCTTCGACAGCAGAGCGAAGCGGCCCGCTCCCGCGTCCATCTCCTGCAGCGACTTCTCGACCGTCTCGACGGTCGCCTCGCCGTCCCCCTCGGGCAGCGCGTCTTCGTCGCCGCCCCCCATCAACTTCAGCAGCGGGTTGACCGCTCGGGCGAACTTCGCGAACACGGCCCCAACCGCCTTCGGGTCGAGGGCCTTCTCCAGCGTCTGCTCGGCCATCGGTGTAGCCTCCTTGGCGGCCGTGCCGCCGTCTTCTGCGACGAGCGAGCCCGTCGCGGTCTGTGCGTCGGTCTCTGTCGTCGGCTCGGCGGTCTCGACGAGCGCCGCCGCTTCGTCCGCAAGTTCGTCGGCCTGCGCCTTGCTCAGGTCGCCCTGCGCCATCAGCCGGTCGAGCGCCGCCTGGTACTCGTCGGCGGCCTTCGCCAGCGCCGCGCCCTTGTTCGGCACGTCGTCCGCGTCAGCCGCGATGATACGATCCACGACGGCCCGGAAGACGCCGGCCAGGCGCGGGGCCTCGACCTTGATCCGAATGGCCGCTATCGTCTCGTTGAAGCTCGAGCCGACCGGCCAGGGGTCCGTGTAGGCATCATCTTCGGTCTTGACGTAGCCAGTCATGCACTCATCGCCCCCCCAGAGCTTCACCTCGGCCTTGTCTAGCCCGTCCGGCACGGCGATCTCCGCGCCCGACTCCTGCAGCGCCTTGCTCATGGCAGCCACCATGCCCATGCGTGGATTCGCCGCGCGCCCCGGGACGAGGACGGCGTGGTGATCGACGTGCCCGTCCAGAATGCGACGCACGTAGCCCGCCGCATTCTTCGCCAGCTCGACGGCGATCCGCGTAATGCCGCCGTGGACGCTCGTGCCTCGCGCGTCGCTACCCGTCGCACCCTGTTTCCACAGGACCTCAGTGCGGGGGTCGCCGTCCGTCAGCTCGAACTTCGTCAGGAGGGTGTTGTGCGCCAGCTTCTTCCCGAAGCGCGTCGAACCGGCGGGCTCGACCCAGGACTCCACCGCCTTGCCCAACGGGCACTCGTTCTGGAACGGGTCCTCGTGCGTGGCGACGAGGGGCACGGCCTTCGCGACGTTCTCCTGCGCCATCTTCTCGAGGAACGTCAGATCGATCACGTCGGCGATGGTCCGCTGCCCGCGCACCTCGCCCTTCTGTAGGTCCGGCCCGTCGTCCGCGCAAGAGATGACCACGTACCGCTTGCCGCCCTCTTCGTAGGCCTTGACGAGTGGGCCGTAACTCTCGAACGGAACCTGTACCTCGCTCACGGCGACCTCCTTGCTCAGCGGGACGTGCTTCGCCCAAACGCCCTTGCCATTGTGCCGCCAGGCCTTGACGAACGTCGCCTTCGCGACGGCCGCCGGATTGTCCACTCCGCCCCGCGCCTGCACCGCGTCGTACATCGCGGCCAGCGCGTCGAGCGCCGCCTTGTTCTTGACGGGCTGCGGTTTGCTCTGTGCATTCGGGCGCACCGAGACCAAGCCCGGTGCCGCCTGCTTCGCTTCTGCGTAGCTCGCCCAGGGCATCGTTCACCGCTCCCCCACTCCTCGCGCATTCGCACGAGTTGAGTAGGCCGATCATGCCTCTATCGCATGAGGCCATCTCTATGGGCCGGTGGGTCGGCCCTGCCGATAGACCCGCGAGCCTATCAGGTACCAGCCTTGTTGAAGAAGCACCCGGCCAACTCTACCTGCGAGTCGGGATCGTAGGCCGTCGGGTAGCCCGCGAACCCGCTCACCGCGACCCACAGGTCCATGCCGTACACCGGCACGTCGATCGCGTAGCAGCCCTCGGTCAGCGAGGGCGTCTGGTGCTGGTGGCTGCCGTCGGCCACAACCGGCGTATCCGGCGTGAGGTCCGCTGCGACGCCGAACGCGCCGATGGGCTCGACGAGCCAACCCTTCAGCTCCACGGACGAGGAGACGCCGTTCACCCCGTCCTGCACGCCGGTCGCGAAGCGCAGATTGACCGTCGCATCCGCGTCGCCGTGGAAGTAGACGCGCGCGAAGACCCGGCACCAGTCGTAGGCACCATCGGGGTTGCGCGCGAACGTGTTCACGGCGGGCAGGTTCTGGGTGTCGTCGTCGGTGGTAACGGTGCGGAACAAGCCGACCGGGGCGATCTTCGGGCGGAGCGCCGTGCTGTCCATTGCGTGCCTCCTGAAATGACGGCGGCCCCGGGGTCGCCGAACGTCGAGGCGCAGGGGGTTGAGCCCTACGCGCTTGACGCGGCGATCCTCCGGGGCCTCCGACGAGACGCTGCCCCCGCTGAGGGCAACGTTTCAGGCACGACACACGATGGACCGTCGAGCTTCTGTTGTGGTGCGACGGTCTTCTCTTAGCACAGGCGGGCGAGGCTTGTCAAGGGCCAGACGACGAAAGACCCGCACGAATGCGGGTCTCGTCCGACCGTGCTTTGGCCGCAACCATCGAACACCTACGACGCGACCTGCTCCCACAGCGTCACCTGGAAGCGCCCGAAGCGCGGACGATAGTCGAGCACCCCGACCATCTGACCGGCGCGCTGCAGGATGGCGAGTAGCGTCGCAGGTGGCAACGCCTCCTCGTCCAAGATCATAACCTCGAACTCCGCCGCCCACTGATCGAGGCGAGGGCGCTTCCTCATGCACGTTCCGCGCTGGATGCGTACCCGGCGCGAGTCGAGGACGTACTCATCAGTGCCGAGCGGAATGCACTCCGGCTGGATGACGACCATGCCCTTCACAGAATCCTTGTAGGTCTTCCCCCGCGCGCCAGGGACGGCGAAGCCGACACCAGCCTTCACGAGCGACTGGTAGACCGCCTCGCCCGGCAGGTACAGCTCGCTGTTCAGGCCGTCGATCCGATATGCGGCGCGTTCGGCCTCCTCCTCCGGTGTCCCGTGATCGGCCTTCTTCGTCTTGATCTGCTCCTCAACGGCCTTCTCCGCTTCCTCGCTGAAGCGGTGCATCAACAGCGGCGACAGTCCCTCGATCCTTGCCCTGAACGTCTGCATGTCTGCTCCCTCCTTGGGATGTGATTGGTACGACCCTCGCCCTGCCTCGCCTCGCCGGACCAAACCTTGCCGCACCAGACCAGACCGCACCTCACCTGACCTTGCCGCACCTGACCTTGCCTCACCGTGAGAAGATGGATGATGGCGAACGACCCCTACCCTACCTTACCAAGCCGGACCAAGCCGGACCGCGCCTCACCTCGTGAAGAGGTAGAATGGCGGTTACAGCCCTCGCCTCGCCTCGCCCAACCTCACCCCGCCAGGACCCACCAAAACACACATCACCCGGCCACACCACGCCAATGGAAGCGGATGATAGCAAACGACCCTCGCCCTGCCTTGCCCCGCCCAACCAAACCCGAGCCCGCCGTACCGTACCACGCCTCGCCTCTCATTGAAACACAAATCGGCCCCGACTGCTTGCGCTGCCTTCGAGAGCTGCGCGGGCTGCCGGGGCCGAAGAGGTTGTCCGAAAACGCAAAACCCGCACAGCTCTCGAAGTGCTTTCAGTATACCTAGAGCCGTCGATGATGTCAACCCCCAAAGCGAAGGCCGCCCCTCGCGGAGCGGCCTTCAGCCCATGTGAAGACATGGGCGGGTTTAGCCAGGTTATGGCCGGCGCCCCCGAACTCCCCGTGGCCACGGGATTGAGTCCGGGTACACGCTCCTCAAACGGGACCGGGGGTGCCGCTCCGGGACGGGGCGGATTCCCCACCGCGGCTGCTCACCTGACCCCTCGCGAGGTCATTACCTGGGACGAGCGAGGTCAGCATACTGCGAACACCCTATCGCGTCAAGCCATCACAGCTGATTCGTCGCCCCGCACCTCGGGCACGTCGCCTCGAACGCACGGCCCGCCGCCCGCTGCAACTCGCCCCCCAACAGCCGCTCGACGCGCGTGAGCGCCAGCACCCGGGGGCGCGCGTAGGGCCGCCCCGCGCAGCCCGAGGCCCCACAGACGACGCACACCTCGTCCCCGCCGCGCGGAAGCAGTTCGGCGGTCACGGCTGGAGGATCGTGGACCTGGGGCTGCATCCCGGCCTCACCCATGCGCCGCCCTGCATGTGCGAGCGGCGGGAAGATTCGATCTCGGCTTCGACGAGGCGGCGGAAGTTGAGCGGCGAGCCGCGGTCGTGGAGGCGATGCGCCTGCACCTGCTCTAAGGTGAAAGCCACGCACCACTCGCGGTCCTCCGAGTAGAACCAGACGACCCCCGTCCGCAGTTCGCCGTCAGCGCGCCGGACGGTCGCCGTCGCGTCGATGTCGATGAGGTCCGCCGGCCAGTCGGCGATGTGCGCGAGGTCGGCCTCGGCGAGCTTGGTGTCGGGGACGAGGATGCGGGTCATGGGGCCGCCTCCCGTACCCTCTGCGCAACGACTATCCCACTCGGCAGCTTCCCGAATTGCCGAGCGAACTCGCGGGCGGCTGTTGGTCCGATAACGAGCGGACGCCGCTCGGGATTCGTAAGGGACCGATGGATCATCCGACGCATGTTTTGGTCAGCCTGCTCGCGGGTCATGGCTCCCCGTACCTCTCCTTCGCCCACGTCGGCAACGGCTGGCAAACCGGGCAGCCGGAGCATTCGTCGTAGGCAGCGCAGGTGAACTCTGCATCCACACGAGGACCGTGTACCAGGGGGCCACTTTCCCCATAGCACACAAGGTTGCGGACGTCATCGCTGAGCTTGACGGGATGTTCGCTTCGATCAAAGCACTGAACGTACATCGCTACCGCTTCGTCTTCGTCTTTGCTGTTGAGGCCCCCGTGTCGCGGATGCTTGCGACAGGCCAGGCAGTGGCAGTACATGCTCGATGCTCCTCTCTGTTAGGCCGCCCTCTCGATCTCGCCGTACCGCGCCGCCCACTTCTCTGCCTTTGCCCGGTTGGCCTTCGTCCGCAGCGCCTGGCCGCCCGGCTTGAAGAGGACCGTGCAGCGTTCGTTCGGGTGCATCACGAAGTGCTTGGGGTCGATGGCGCCGAGGTCCTTCGCCCGCTGGATCAGCGCCTTCCGGGTATACGGGTTGCCTGCCTGGACGCGCAGGCACCTCGCGCAGGGGCCCTCCGCCGCCTTCGTCTTGCCGGACTTCCGGCCTCTCCCCGCGCCTCTCGCTCGCGTCTTGCGCACGAGGCCCCCCGCCCGGCTGGCCGTCGTCTGCCAGTACCAGGACTTGTCCCGCTTCGGGTCCGCGATCCCGCTCTTCGAGTACAGGTCATCGCCCGCCCGCATGTCCGCGAGCATCGACTCCGTGTCCTCGATCTGCTTCGCCTTCCACGCCGCCCGCCTCTCGTTCCACTCGTCGAAGTCCTTCGCCACGCCGTAGCGGTTCTGACGGACGCGCTGGCCCTTCATGCGCTTCGCCCAAGCGCCGCGGTCGCGATCGTAGGTCGCCGAGATTCGCTCGACCTGCTGATGTGACTCGTCGAGCAGCTCCGTGCGCAGCTTCGCATCCGGCGAGAGCCGCCAGCGGTCGCCGGGCTTCAGGACCCCCGTCCGACGCAGCTCGGTCGTCACCCGATCCTCGTAGCAGCGCAGTCGGGTCTTGAAGATGCGCTCGGCCAGCTCGTCGCTGTCCCGCTGGTTGTAGCTCGTGGCGTTCGCCACCCGGTCGATCCACTGCTCGCGGGTCGTCGCCCCGCGCAGCTTCTTCTCGGTCGCCGCGTTCAGCCAGGGGAACTCGCGCTGCTGCACCGCGCCGAGGGCGCGGCGCGTTCCCTGGCCGGGGAGGGGGACGGCGCGGGGCATGTCAGTTCACTTTCGAGGCTGCTGCCTCGCGCACCTCGGCGCGCGCCACTTCTACGGCCCGCATGAAGACCTCGTTCATCCGCGAGGGGAACAGCACGATCCCGCAGCCCAGCGCCTTCGCCAGCATGTCGCGCAGGCGAGTCGCGGCTTCGGCGTCCTGGAAGTCCACCGGCCGCACCACCAGCACCGAGGCGTTCGTCGCCTCAGCGAGGGCTTGCAGGATCGCCTCCGTCTGCGCGTGGCCCTTCGCGCACGCCTGCCGGATCAACTCGCGCAGCTCGTGGAGTTCCAGTTCCTCGGGCGTTAGCGGATCGCGTGAGGCGCGAAGGTCGGTGATCGAGCCGAGTAATTCGGGAGGGTCGGGGTCGGGTTGGGGTGTCATGTGCTCCTCTCTGTGATCCGTCGTTCACGACCCCGGCTGCTTCAGCGCCGGTAGCTCGCGGTCCAACCGCCGCGCGAAGCGCACCATCCGCGCTGCGACGCGCGTCGTCAGGTCGTAGTAGCCCTGCGCCAGGTCCCCCGGCTTCACGTCGTCCGCGCGCTGCCGTGCGACCCGCGCCTGCCAGGCTTCGCGCGTCTCGCCTGGGCGGCGTTTGAGCATCATGCCGTCACCGCCTTCAGCCCGTCGCGCAGCGCCCGCCGCGCCGGCGCGAAGGCGTCCGACACCTCGGGCTTCGTTTCTGCGCCCGTCAACCGTGCATCCACATCACGCAGGTGGCGCTCCTCGATGTCATACACGCTCACCTCGTCCGGCCACGCCGTGCCCGGATCAAGGCCCTTGCTCAGAGCTTCGTTGCACGCCGTCTGCCAGGCGTCAAGCGCCGCGAGTTGCTTCTCAAGTTCGGGCGGAGGTTGCTCTTCGTCGGGCTCGGCGTTCGGATCGTTGAGCGACGGGCCCGGCTTCCCCTGCATCTGTCGCGCGAGGTCCTGCGCCCCGACCGTCGGCGGCGGCTCGCCCTTGCGGCCAACGACCTCCGTGATCGGCTGCCAGCCCTTGCCGGTCTTGAACCACGGGAGCTTCAAAACGCCGCCGTCCAGACCACGGGCATCGAGGTCGGCGATAATCCGGTCTGCTTCGGGCGCTCCCTCCTCGTCGGCGATCATCGCGTAGGGCGTCCGCAGCCCCGCGCCCATCTGCTCCATGTCCTGCCGAAACCGCTCCTCGCTGCTCCGTAGGTCGGGCTCCACGAACTCGTGTATCCAGTCCTGCACGCCGAGTTCGTCCTGCAGGATGCGGTCGTTGATCGGGTCGTTCAGGTCGCAGAACAGCGGCCACCACTCGAAGTCGATCAAGAGCTGGTAGTAAGCGTCGAGCGACGCCCGGTTCACCGTCTGCCACTCGTCCACGAGCGGCAGGGGCACCCCCGTCACCGCGCCCTTGCGCTTCTTGAGAACGTCTCGGTCCCACTCGATCCAACCCGCATCACGAGACTTGTTCGACAGCTCGACATCGTGGATCACCGGGGCCCGCCCCTCGAACGACGCCTGCAGCGACAAGAGCATCGGGATGAAACCCTTGTCCGTCTGCGTCGGGTCCGCGCGGTACAGCATGAGACCCTCGATGCGCGAACGCTCTGCGTCGCTCAAACCCTCGATGGCGATCATGCGATCAGCCATCGCCCCGGTCCGCGCGGAGTCGCGATTCAGCAAGAACGCCCAGATCGAAGCGTCGCTCCAGGCCTCCAGCGTCGCGAGCGCCCCCAGCGGCCGACCTGTCTCCGGGTCCAGCCGGATGAACTCCACTACGTCGCGCGCCTCGAACTCCTGCGTGCCGCGCATCCCGCTCCCGACGGTCTGCACGTACTTCGTCTCGTCCTTGGGATGCTGGCAGACGTACCCGTACATGACCTCGAAGCCCACCACGTCCGAGTCGCCGCGCGTCTCGACCTGCTTGCTCAGCTCCCGCGCAAAGCTGTTGCACAGCGCGCTCAGCACGCCGGTCGGCAGGCCGGGATACTCGGCCAACAGGTCCTTCGCCAGCACGTCCACCCGCTGCCCAAGCTGCTCGCGCACCTCCTCGGCCCGGCGCAGCAACCAGTGCGCCGAACCGATGCACTTCAGCCGGTCAACGCTCACCGACAGAAGCTGGCGGTACGAATGCTGTCCGTCAGGCCGGTGGAACAGCCGCAGCAGCCCCTCGCGCGTCGCATCGTCGCCCTTTCCCTCGAAGCCCTCGGACTCCACGATGCGGTGCTCGGGGACCCGCGAGCGCAGCCGGCTCAGCATCCCGTACACATCCGGATCGTTGCGCCGCGTCCTGAACAAGCGGCTCTGCACCATCGCGTTGCCAGTCTGCGCGAGGTGCGAGAGTTCAGAGGGCGCGCGCGCCTGACGGCTGCCGGAGATGCGCTGGTCGCTTGGGAAGGCCCGGCGCCTCGGCGCGGCCTTGGACAGCAGCTCGACGGTCGGCGTGTGCGAGCGGGGGATCGGCAAGGCGGTCTTCACGGGCCGTCACCTCAGGGAGGGATCGGCGAGGATTGTGCTACGCAGGGCGCGGATTGTCAAGAGATCACTCGCTATTCACGCGACCCCCCGTCCAAGTTTGCGCTTGGCGTCAGCCACCAAGTCTGGACGGTCGAAGATCGGATCGAGCTTCTTCCGCGTCTCGCCGGTCAGCACGACGGGCTCGTGCCCCGGCGAGCTGAGCGTCACCGACTCGATGCCGTCCCCGTCCTGCGGGCAGAGGTCACGGGCCGCCCGGCGGAAGGCCGGATCGGCGGCGAGGCGCTCTGCGGCACGCGCCCGCTCCGCCGCGACTTCGTCGTGCGCGAGAGGCTCGCCGGTCTCCGGGTCGCTCAGCGGCAGGTCAGCGTCGGCCGGCAAGTGTAGCGCGATGTGGCTCAGGTAGTCGCCGCGCCGTTCGAGGATCTCCCCGAACTCCCCGATGTCGTGGGCGCGCTGGACGCCGTGGTACAACTCGTGATCGAGCAGCGCCGTGCGCTGGGCTGAGGTCAGTTCTTCCCACGCCTCGTAGTTGAGCAGGATCACGATGTCCGGCGCAGGCTCGACCATTAGGCATTTCCACTGCTCGGAGACCTTCACCCACTTGCCGAGGGTCCGGACGCCTCCCGCCTGCCAGTCCTGGCAGACGCCCTTATCGCTGTAGGCGGCGTGCCGGAAAACGGCTGTGACGTGCTGCTCGCCGTAGGCGTGCGCGTAGTGCTCGGCGATGAGCGCCTGCGCCTGCTGCTGCACTTCGCCGGACGCGACCTCGAACCAGACTTCCATCGCCATCTGGAATCACTCCTCTCTCGCTTCCGTCTCGAAGTCGGCCGGCTCCTCCGACCACGGCGAGCCAGATAGGACCGCCTCGCGCAGACCCGCGGGCAAAGGCTCTTCTTCGGGCGGCGGCGTCGTCAACGCCTCCCAGTCGAACTGCGCCTTCACCGCCGTGAACCGCGCCTCAGCCGCGTCGGCCCGCGACAGCAGTTCGCGGATTGCCGCATCGATCGCGGCGGGCTTCGCCTCCACACGGACCTGCAAGTGGTTGATAAACGTATTCGGCACGCAGGGAGCGCCGTGCAGCATAACCAGGATCACGGCCTCCGCGCCAGGCTGGGGCTCGACGGTCACGCGGTACGCCCGGCCAGCGGGGGAGACGTAGCGGCCCTCGGCATCGCGGGCCAGGAGCGGCTGCACGAAGATCAGGCGGTCGAGCGCGGCGAGGAGGGGGCGGATCATCACTCACCCCGCAGGTGATCGAGCCACGCCTGCGCGTAGAGCTTCAACACCTCGGCCGCCGCCTCGGTCGCCGCGTTGCACACAACCTCCACCGAGTTCGGCTCCTCGTCCGACCCGGAAAAGGCGATCCCGCAGGCACTAACCGTCGCCTGCATCTGCGCTATCACGTCAGCCGGCAACAGCCGCGCGTCGATCATGGCAAGGCTCCTCCCTGTTCGTCGCCCGCCGCTCCCCGGCGCGTGGCATGGAGCCACGGCCGGGGAACGACTCATCCGAAGATCGAAAACCACCGCGCCGCGGCTGGGTGGCTACGAACAGCTTCATCGATTCTCCGGCAACGACGCGAGCGACGTACTGCGTGTGACCCGTGCGAGGGTTCGCCGACCATCCTACCACACTGGCAACGCGCCGTCAAGCGGTTCGATGACCCCCGATGGGCGCTGGTGGCACGGCTCCACAGTCGGGCGCCATGACGAAAACCCGATCCGCGTTCAAATCTCGGCATTCCACACCAGTAGCGGCAAACTAGAAAACTTGGTTTTCGCAAAAATCGCCTCATGTATATAGGCCATTTTCGTTGCAACGACGGGCTTTTGGGGTATTCGCGGTTGGTTGGCAGATAGGTTTCCGCTAAGTGTGGGGGTCGCGCGTGATCGCGCGCCCGCGCGCCCGCCTAAAGAGCCGAGGAATGCCTGCGCTGTGCGGCAGGCAGGCTATCCTACGGGCAAAATGAGGTTTCCGCGAGGTTTCCTCGCTTTTCCTCTGCTTCAGGAAAGGCTGTCGTTTGGGGCTTTATGGGGTTTTCGCGAAGTGTCTGGAGCGTCCTTTCAGGCTCTGCGGGGGTCCGTCCGTGCTGCGCCGACCATCGCCCATCACCCTACCACATCCCGCCCCGCGCGTCAAGGCGTCTGTGGGGCATTCTACGGGCCTGGAACCTCGCCTTGGCCTCCTTGCCCCACTTCAAGGCTCAATGAGGCTTCAGCGAACCCGCTGGCGGCATCACAGACGCCTCGCGCATGGTCAGTCTAAGATATGTTCACGAGCCATAGCATCGTCGTAGGCCAGCATTCGGCTGGCCGTTGCCTCCATCAAGTCGAACAACGGCTCATGCTCTTCGTCTGCCGGCGGCACGTCCTCGATCCGGGTCCAGACAGCCAGCCCAAGGCGTTCGGCTTCCGTAACCTCGCGATCTGCGCCTGGCGACCGGCCCACCAGGAACAGCGCATCGCAGCGTCCAAGCCACGCGAGGTCGATCCGCAGGTAGTCCTCGTAGCCGAAGCGGCCGTCGCGCTCCCAGCCGTGCGATTGCCGATGTGGGCAGAACGGGAAGTGCCCTTTGGCCGCCAACTCACGGGCGATGAGGTCGGCAGCCATGACGTTGGCTTCGACCTCGTCGGGAGTCGGAGCAGTGTAGGGGCCGGCGATGTAGATGTGCAGGGGTCGCATGGGGGTGGATCCTCTCTGTTGACTGCTTGTGTGCTTGACTGCTTGTGTGCTTGACTGCTTGTGTGCTTGACTGCTTGACTGCAAAGCCCAACAAACGCGCATTCTTGGGGCTTTCTGGCACGGCTGCTACGACGCCTTCTGCCCGAGCCGCTCTTGCATCCGCTCGAAGGCCTCCTGGGCCTTGCGCTCGATCTCGGCCATGCGTCCAGAGATACGCTCGTCGAGCCCCCCGGGCAGGGCGCTGATCTTCGAGGCGGAGGCGCCGGTCTCGACGCGCTGCATCCCCAAGGCGATGACGTGGAACGCGGCACCGGCGAGGGCGTCTGCGAGATCCTTGCTCCCGGAGAGGCTGTGATCGACCTTGCCCTTGGCCTGGTCGTACTCCAGACCCAGCAGCTCGGCGAGCAGCACGTCGCACTCGGGGAGCTTGAGGCGGCCCTGGGTCACGAGGTCGAGCAGGGTGTCGTAGGCTTGGGTGCCGCGATCGACGGAGTAGGTCTTGCAGGGCACCTGCGCTTGGCGCAGCATCTGAATGCTGTGGGCCGACTGGTAGCCGTCGTAGCTGGCGGCGACCTGGAAGCCCTGAGCCTTGAGGGCGGTGATGAGTCGAACCGGCACGTCCAGGTCGATCTCGTTCTCGTGGAAGTCGCGGGCGCGGATGCGGGCCCAGCCGTCGCAGACGACGTTGTTCCCCTCGCCGTGGCAGAGGGCGAAACCACAGGCGTCGCGCCGCAGGGCAAGGTCCACGTGGATGTAGTAGGGCACGTTCGGCTTGCCGCGGGCGTCGAGCTTTACGCGATGCAGGACGGTTCCGCGGTCGGTCTCGATGGCCTCCAGGCAGTTCGGGAGTGTGGGGTCGAAGCAGCGTTCGACGGCCGCCGCGTCGGCGAAGAAGCCGCTGTATCGCTCGGGGGCGATGGCTCCCAAGTTGCGGCGGGCGCGTTCGGGGTTGCGGCGGAAATCCTCCTGGAACTCGATGGGGACCGCGCCGCACACCTCGTCCTGAAAAACCTCCCCGCAGAGCATCAAGCCCGGGTAGCCCTCCCACGTCGGGCTGTTGAGGTACAGGATGTTCGGCGCGCCGGCCTCGGCCTGCCGGCGCAGCTCCTGAATCCAGTCGGCCTGCGAGCGCGGGGAGGAGATGTTGAAGACGATGGAGTCGCGTTTCCAGCGCGAGTTCCCGCGCGTGCGGGTGCGCTCGTGGATCGCTTCCGAGAGGCTGCGGGCGGCGTCGATCTCGCCGGCTTCCTCTTCGCCGGCGATGATGCGCCGGGAGAGGACGCGGGGGAACCAGGAGCACTCGTCCACGCAGGCGGCGAGGATGTTGCGTCCGAGGCCGGAGGTGGCGCGGCTGTTGCCGGGCACGATGGCGATACCGGCTTCGGGCCAGACGATCCGGGAGCGGACGCGCTTGTCGCGTCGAAAGCCGAGCCGTTGAAAGGCTGGCGACTCGTCGATGCGGGCGGCCACGTCCTCGAACAGGACTTCCTTGGCCTGGGTGGCGGTGACGGAGAAGTTCATCAGGCCGATGCGCGAGCCGGGGGCGAGGCCGTAGAAGGCGGATGGATCGGCGAGGCAGAGCAGGCGGTAGACCATGTAGGGCAGGGCGATGGAGATGGCGGTGCCCTTGCCCCAGCCGAGTCCGCAGGCGAGGCCGACCTCGTTGTAGGTCAAGGCGGCGGGGTCGAAGATGGTCTTGAGCACGTCGACCTGGGCGGGGACGGGCTCGACGAGATCGCCCAAGTAGAAGGGGTCGGCGATGAACTGCTCGACGCTCGGGATGTCGCAGACACCCGTGGGGGAGTCGGGGTCGGGCCGCAGGAGTCTGGCGACGGCGGATTCCCAGCCGTCGGACTGGTAGACGGCGGGGCGGAGCCTACCCATCGCTGTCCGCCTCCACGATCAACCCCTCTCGCCGGGCGAAGTTCTTGAGGTTCCGAACGACGGCCGCGGGGTCGAAGGTCTGCTGGACTGTGGCGACGTTGACTTCGACGCCCTTGCCGCGGCGGTCGGCGTAGCGATCGGGGTGCGTGGTCCGCAGGTAGTCGAGCCCGAGGCGTCCGTCGTCGAGGCTCTGGGCCTTGGCGGCGATCAGGACGGCCTCCTCGGACTTGGCGCGGGCGCGGCGGGCGGCCAAGGCGAAGGCGGCGAGCGGCTCGGGGGCGTCGGGGGCTTCGCCGGCGGCGATCCAAGCTTCGACGGTCGCGGGGTTGATGCTGGCGCGCTCGGCGGCCACGGCGTCGTGTCCCGTCGTGGACAGGCACTCGAGGAAGACGGCGAGGCGGCAGGGGCGGCCGCGTTCGGGGTCGGGCTGGCACTCGTCCACTTCGAGGTCCAGGGCGGCGCAGCCGCAGGCGCAGGCGGCGATCTCGGACTCCAGGAGGGAGGCGTCAAGGGTTGGGGCGAGCGGCATCGGGGTAGAGGGCAGCAGGTCGCGGGTGCTCATCTCTGTGGCCTCACGCTGGGGGCGCTTGGGCGGCCGCGATCTTGGCGCGCGGGGCATTCGGGTCGTAGGCCCCGAGAGCGTCCCGGATCTCGCGGCGCAGTTCCGAGGCCTTCTGCCGGGCGCGCAGGGCGGTCTTCACGTCCGGCGGATTGGCCTGCTCGGCCTTGATAGCGATGCGGGCGTAGTGCGCGAGATCGGCGCGCAGCCCGGCGACGTGCAGGCCGACGGCATCGGCGGGGTTCACCGCGAGGCGCACCTCGTCCTCCGAGGCCCCGACGATGCGCGCGATTTCGAGGAAGCCGGCGACGCCCTCGGCGTGGAGGGCGCGGGCCTTGTCGGCCCAGGTCGGCTCCGGCGCGTTGTCAGCCACGGAGGGCCTCTTGCACTGCGGCTATCTCGTCGAACACAGGGCCTTCCTCAGCGGCCTTCTGCTTGACGATGATCTGACTACGCGAGACCCAGGCGCGGTTGTACTCCCGGTCGGCAAACAGCTTCGAGAAGCCGGTAATATGCTTCAGCCGTAGCAGTTCCTCGGGCTCCATGCCAAGCTCGTTGCAGACCTGCGCGTCAGTCATTCCCTCGTCTAGCATTCGGAAGACCATCGCGGACATCCCGGCGACGCCGTGCTTTCCGCGCGCCCGGTTGTGCCGGACAGTAGAGGTCATGCGTTCGGCTATGGTCTTGCGGATCACGACGCAGGGGAGCAGGCCACCGGTTGACTCGCGCACCTGCTGGTTCTGTAGCATTACGTAGTACCTGTGAAACCCAACCACGATCACGTAGCGGTCCCGTTCCTCATCGTAGATCGTGACGACCGGCTGCGTATAGCCGTCATGCAGGATCGAGGTGAGCAGGAGGCCCAACTCAATCTGCGCGACGGAGTTCGGGTTGTAGTCGTTGGGCTCAACCTTCTCCAACGATATCCACCGCACAAGGTCAACCGGAGAGGCGGCGCAGGGATGTAGCTCGCTCAGCCACTCGCGGACCTGCTCGATGGCGGCGAGCGGATCGGCCTGCGCCTGGATCCACTTCGTCAGCGTGTCTCTCATGCGACGGCCCTCCGCTTCTCGCGGTAACGGTGACCGCCGGGCTGCCTCGCCCGTTGCCATCCTTGGTGAGCCGCTATCCACGTTGACCACTTCACACCCTCGAAGTCGTCAACCAAGATGCACCCTACCTGATGCTTCCAGAGTTCAGGATGATACTGGTCTGCTATCGCACGCTCCCCGGCCTCGAACTGTTTCCTGAACCGTCGCCTCACCTCGTCATCGGTCACGAGGTTGACGAGCAGGTGGTCGCGGTACTCCCGCCAGTCTACGAACATCGACGGCAGGTCCTTCGGCCTGAACCAGGAGGCCTGCATCTGATTGACGGCGTTCACGCCTGACAGGCGCTTAGTGACGGCGTTCCATGTCTGGCCCTCTACCTCCTGCAGATAGCGAAGCGTAGTGACAGCCGTCTCATGGTTGATGCTGCTGACGCGCATCCGGGCCGTTGGAATGCCGTGCTGGTACATCACATCGTACAGGCTGCAGTAGGCCCATCCGTGGTCGTGGATAGCCTTCCATACGTCCATCACCGACCAATCGTAGATCGGGTAGAAGACGAAGTGGTGCTTCGGGTCGCCTTCGGTGCGTCCCCAGGTGACGCCTTTCAGGACGTTCCCCCGCGTCAGCCCCGCGCGGCGAGCCGGGCTCTCCTCGCAGCGGACTCCGGCGAGGCGGGAGACGCGCTGCTTCGGGAACTCCGTCTTCAGGTAGCCGCCGAACAGCGCCGCGAAGCGGTCCGTGCCGAAGGTATTCTCGTGGATGCTGTTGGGCTCCTTGGCCCGTATCCACTGCTTGTCCGGCTCCCACGGGTAGAAGTACTGCTGAGCGTTAGAGGTCGCGTGCGTGTAGCGGTAGGGCACCTGGAGCCACAGCGGCTTGACCTCAGGCCGGTTCATCACGGTGCGGATATAGTCAACGACTGTCTGCCACTCCGCCTCCTGGTCGATGAAGAAGACGGGCAGCGGCAAGCGGCCCCGCTCCCGCGCCACGATCAATGCGAGGTTGAAGATCACCGTGCTGTCCTTGCCGCCGGAGAAGTTCACGATCACGTTCGGGAACTCGTCGAACAGCCACCGGATGCGGGCGAGGGCGGCGTCGAAGACGTTGTGCCGGAGGTAGATTTTCATCAGAGTGCCTTGCTCATGCGCGTCCAGCGATACAGTCCCCGTCCACTGCGTCCGTCTACCGCATAACCCAGGCGGCGGTAGAAGCCCGCGATCTGCCGATTGGCGGTCAAGCATAGCAGAGAGGCCTTCTCATACCCGGCTTCCCGCATCATACCCTCTAACAGCCGCACGATCCGCACTCCGTACCCCTTCCGTTGATGCTCGGGTAGGACCGCCACCCGCTTGATCCACGCCGCCTTCCCGTCCCGCTGTACCGGAGCATACCCCCCACAGCCTACCGTCTCCCCGGCCTTCACGAAGACGAACAGCTTTGAGCGTTCGCGCTTGACGAGGCGGGCGAGGCTTTGCGTATCCTGAAAGGCCGGGTGTGTCGGGTTCGTCTCCCGCGTCATCCCGAGGCGTTCGGCGACGGGCCAGTGCGCCCGTTGCAAGATGCTGGCGACCTCAGACAGGTTAGCAGGACTAACCTCGCAAGGCTCCATGTTTCCGCTCAGCGTCTCGGCGCTTGCACTTCTCCAGCAGGGCCTGTACCTCGTCCGGCATGTAGCCCGCGAGCTTCTTCCGGTTGATGAGCGTCGTCTCTGATACCGGGTTCCCCATCGTCCAGCAGCAGTACCCGTCGAAGTCAAAGTACGTATACGCGCGGCCCCCGAAGCGGCTCTGGTAGCCCAGTCGCCGGATCGACAGCACCACCGCGTCGAAGAGGGCGTCATCCCGCCATCCGGCCCGGAGCGTGTACTCGTGTGGGTTGTTCGCCATCGTCTTTGCGAAGACCCACTCATGCTGCCTCAGGGCCTCGGAGACCCGTTCGGGAGTGAGGGCCTGCGGCTGCCGTTTCACACGCTCGCGGAGCGCCGTGAGCTTCTGGCGCAGGTCCTCATACTCTGGCGGAAGCCGGTCAGCCTCAGCCGCACATTCCAGGATCAACCGGGCCAACTCGATGGCCGCCTCATCCGGCGTCAAGGTAGAACTCCTCTCCGCACTTCGGGCAGATGATCGCTTCGAGTTCTTTGCCCTTGGTGTACTGCCCGTCGAGTTTCTCTTGGCCGTGCGCCACGTCCTCGTCGCTGTACTCGCGCTGTTGCAGGTCGGGGGTGAGGTTCGGGGAGTACGGCACCTCCGTCGCCCTCAGCAGTTCCGCCAACGCCTCATCGTCGATCCCCGAGCCGGCCAGTTCGCCCGCCTCGCGCTGCTCGACGAGCCAAGTCAACATCGCCGTCTCGTCGTCCTCCGCGAGGTCATCGGAAAGGTTGTCGCCGCGCATGATGTCCAGGGCCTCGCGAGAGTCGGGGTCGATCTCGCGGACATGGTACGGACCGTCAACCGCGCCGGCCAGTTTCGCGGCGGCCGTGATGCCGTGTCCGCAGAGAATGGTCAGCATCCCCTGCCAGCGGGCGACGGTCCCGGTGCGATACCAACCGTGCTTCAGGAAGCGGTCTTTGAGGATGGCGAGCTGACGGTCGCCGTGACGCCGGAGGTTGCCAGGGTGCTCGTGAAGGTCGGCGAGTGGCAAGGTCTCTGTGAAGTCATCGGCCATCGCATCAGGGACCTCCGAGAGGTTGTTAGCGTCGCAGCCGTCCACCGTGGCGGGTATCCAGTCCGATCCCGGCAGGCGGCTGCTCCAACGAGAGAGGTGCGAGCCTACGCGGGCATTCTACTCCGTGGCTAACGCGGCGTCAAGGGGACAGGAGCGCCGCGCCGCTCAGGAACTCCGCCGGCGTGGCCGGACTGAGCGCGAAGCTGACGACGGCATAGACCACGAACGCCACGATCCCCAACACGACCAGACAGCCGACGGAGCGGCTCGCGGAGACGCCGATCCTCGGACGGCGGCCGGGGCGCCAGATCAAGAAGGCGGACATGGGGGCTCACCCATCTTGCCGCTTATGGCGGCGTCGAGCAGTCGACCGTGGAGACAGCATAGCGAGGTAGGGACATCGCCCGCAGACCACTCGGCGGCTATCCCCTCGACCCGCTCAATCGTCGCCCGCGCCTCGGCCAGGGCCTGCCTGTCGGCAGACAGCGCCACGAGGGAGGCGGCGTGGGTGCGGAGATCGGCGGCATACTCGCAGAGGAACTCATAGTCGATTCCGCAGTAGTCGGAGTGGGTTACGAGCCTTTTGGCCCGTCGCTCCAGCTCCGCGACCTCCGGCTGCGCCTCGGCGGCCTCCTGGCGGGCGACGATGCGCGCGGCTTCGCGAACCGTCAACTCCGCCCGCGCGGCCTCGTCTGCGGCGCAAGGCAACCCCGATGGCGGTTCCAGCAGTTCCGGTAGTCTCTCGCTCAACGGCCTCTCATCAGGCTTCGGCATGGCTACCTCACCTCCTGCGGGACGTTGGCCGCGAAGCCCGCGTCCAGGATCGGCCCGCCGCACACGACGAGGGCCGCAAACCACAGCAGCGCCACGAGCGCTACCGCCACGACCAGGGATCGGCGCGCCCGTCCGGCCGGGATCCAGCCGAGGCACGCCCCCATCAGGACGAGCATCGCCAGCCCCCATGTGAGGGCCTGCTCTGCGGGGCTCATGTCGGGTCACTCCTCTCGATGCGGAACGTGTGGTTCGGTTCGATCCCCTGCTCTCGCTGCACGGCGTCAATGCCGGGAGCCCAGAGCGCGGCAGCCGCCGCGGCGCGCCACTCTTCGCGGAAAGCCAACGGCCTCCCGTCGCCGCGTGGAGCAATCCCCACGGAACCATCCGGCATCTGCGCCAAGTGGCCGTCGTCCTCGGGCCAGGAGACGCGGACGAGGAAGCTCATGCCTGGGCCTCCGGCGCCACGAGCGCCGCGCGGATCAGGTCCCTCACGACGGCGGAGTAGCTCGCCCGCTCAGACTCGCCGGCCGTCCGTCGCCGGACGACCTCGGCGCGCAGGGCGAGGTCCTCGGCGGGGCGGAGGTAGACGCGATGGGCGACCATCAGCTCGCCGTCGGGCAGCATCCGGTGGCGGCCCATCAGACCACCTCCAGCAGATGGACAACCGACAGCCGCGCTTGCGTCCAGGCGCGCCCGGAACGATACCCGCCCCAGACACGCCACTCCGCAGTACCATCCGCCAGGAGAGGTAATTGGCGCACGTACTGCTTCCCTGCTCCCGAGAAGGTTGTCTTCGACCGCACCACATCATACTTGAGGTGGTGCGTTTGAGTTTCCTCCGTCGGCCAAAACTCAAGCCGACGTTCAAACAACCACGTTGCCCTCCCTGATGCCTTCTCGCGGGGGGCAACAATGCGTTCGACACGTTCCCCGTAGACTGACCCCTTTATCACTGGGGTCGTCGTGAGGAGCTTACTGCGTATAACATCACGCAGCAGCCAGACCTGCCCCGTTTCCAGGGGCTCAGGGGCGCGGAGGTCGAGTTTCCCTTCCCCTGCTGTACCATATTCCGCCCACGACCAACGGGCCGTATACAAGCGCTCGTTGGTCGTGGCCTTCCACCGCAATGCGGGGAGTGAACATACCTCCACTATCCACTCCCCGATCTGCGTCCATCGTGGTATTGCAGCCGGAATAGGTCCGGCGAACCCGATCACAGGTTCACCGGCGAGGCACTGCGTACAAGCTGACGGGAACAGCGCGGATATGTCTATGTCTTGGTCTTGGGCCTCTTGAATGACAGAGGCGGACGGCCTTAGTGCAATCATGTTAGGTCCCCTTCTGCCCGGCGTTTTGCCGGGCCAATGATATGCTGTCTCCAGTGTGATAGCACCGCGTTTCGCGCCACTGCGATCAACCAACGCACACTGGTGCGCTGAGGCCATCCAGATGACTCAACAAGCCGCATGAGCGCAACGGCGATCAGTTCATCGAACTCATCGCTGTCCTGCTCTCTTTGCGACCAACGCCGGACCGCGAACCGTTGCGCGATCCGCGCGCCTCGTTCGGCCGCCTGCTGCAATAGCAGCAGGTTTGTTTCTGCCCACTCCGGGTCCGGAGGGGGCGGTAATGGTCGTCCGGGAAGCCTTCCAGTCTTTCGCCTCCACAACGTGGTTCGGGAGGCGGCGCGGGTCTTTCCTCCGTACCTGGTCAACTCCATCACACCACCCCCTCAATCCCGGCGGTCGGGTCCTCGGCCATTGCCCGCCACTCGGCCACCTGCGCCCAGGCCTCCTCGGGCGTCGCGCCGTCGGCTATGAGTTCGGTTACAGAGTCCTCGTCCGTCGCGCGCTTCGCGGCGGCCAGCGTGCTCCAGCCGGGGCAGCGGCGCTGCTCCATCAGCTCGCCCTTCCGGGCGCGCGCCTCGTCCAGCGTCGGGAAGCAGCCGTCGGTCTTGCGGGTTCGCTTCCCGCGGGGGGCGGTGTGCGCCACGAACACGAACCAGGGGCGCTGCGTGTACTGCGGCTGGTAGTCGATCTCGATGCCCTCGACGGCGACATGGTTTCGCATCGGAGTCCCCTCTCTGCGCGTTGTTCCCGGAGCCGCGCCCCTCCGTGTCGTCATCAGGCGGCTTCGTCGCGTACCCGCATCCCGCCAACCGCCTTCTCGGCGTTCAGCTCGGCCCCGGTCTTCATCCGCGCCACAATCCAGCAGAGCGGATCGGGGTCCTCGTCGTCCGGCACAACACCTATCAGGTCGCCCTGGAACCCCAGGATCACGGCCCCGGACTTCGGCAGGCAGTCCTTCAGGTAGCGGAAGTCCACGGCCACCGGCAGGCGCTTCGCGGCATAGGACTCGCCCGACTCCAGGACCTCGGAGAAGGTCGCCTGCACAAGGACGGTGTAGCGGTCGCCAGTGACGGAGTGCGTGTGGGTGTCCTCTGAGTTGCACTCGGCGGCCACGGCCAGCTTGCCGCCGGGCAGCTCCTCCAGGTCCACTCGGTTGTCGGCGCGGCGCGCCACGACTCCCGCCCGAAGGAGGACGGCGCGCAGCTCGGCGGCGTCGGCTCCGGCGGTCGCGGTGTAAGGCTTCAGATTCGCCAGGACCTTCTCAATCGCGCTCCCCGAGGCGCCGTTCCCGGCGGTCGTGGTGAGGGTGAAGCAGCCGTTGGTGAACGTGATGCGCTGGGGATCGGCCACGAGTAGCGTCGGGTGCCCCTCGGCAGGCTTGACTCCGCGCAGCATCCGCAGGGCGTCGGCGGGCACGGCCACGGTCGCCGGCGGCTCGCCGCCCCAGCTCAACGGGCGGCGGCAGAATGCAATGCGGCGCCCGTCCGTCGCGGCGACGAGGGTCGTATCCTCGCAGCGGAGGAGGTGGACGCAGGAGTTGCCGTGGCCAGGCAGCTCGCTGGAACCGCAACTCGCGGCCACGCGCTCCAAGGTCGTGAGATCCTCGGGCTCCAACGCACAGAAGGCGCCGGTCGCCTCGGGTAGGGTCTGGAACGCGGTCGGTGCTTGTGCGCGCAGCTCAAACCGGCGGGCTGCCCACTGCACGACGAGACAGGAACCGTCCACGGGGACCCCCAGGATCACGTCAGCGGGGACATCATGCTTGGCGGGCAGGTTGCTGAGGACCTCCAACAGCAGGCGCGGGTCCACGACGGCCGCGCCCGTGGGGGTCGGTTCCGCGAACCCCTCCTCCCACGTCGTCAGGCAGGTGTCGTAGTCGCAGCCCGTGAACCGGGCTCGCCCCTCGGAGTCCAGCTCAACGAGAAGGCCGGTCTGCGGGACCGGGCTCCCCTTGCCGCCCGTGCACTTCGCGGCCTGACGGACGAGGCTCGCAGCGTGTTTCGGGGTCATGCGGGCACCTCGATCTGCGCCGGGAACTCGCCTTGGAGCTTGCCGCAGTCCAGACAAAGTTCCCCTGTCAGGTAGTCTTCGCCTTGCCACGGTTCAGGGTCAACGCCCCGCAGGACGCCCTCGGGAACATAGCCCTCGTAGTCCTCGAACCCGGCTCCGTCGAGCCAGCACTGGTCGGAGCACTTCGTACTGAACCGCAGGAGTCGCTCGCTTCCGCAACGGTCGCAGGTAGTCATGCCGCACACTCCGCCCGCCGGGCCTCGTCCGTCAAGCCCAGCCAGTTCTTCGCCCAATCGTACTCAGCGGCCGGCACGGGCGTGCCCTCGGCCGGTCGGACGAGGATGCAGCACGCCTCTTCGTCGGCCTCGGCCAGGAGTTCCTCCAGCGGAAGCCCCTGGAGGTGCTGCTTGAGGCGGCGGAGGGGGTTGAGGTCGCGGGCCTTCGGTTTGGCGTTCGGGCGGCCTCGGGCCCAGCTCGGCTTGCAGCGGGTGACGGCTCTCGCGCTTGGATTGGCGCTCACGGCGGATCACCTCTCTCGGCGGTTGAGGGGTCTGACCGGCTCCCTCTCCCCTGCGTCCGTCGCCGGGCGCAGGAAACAGGGCGTGCGGGTCAGGCCTTCGCGGGGAGTAACCACATCCGGTCGCCGCAGTCCTCGCCCTCCAGGTGCGCCCCATCCCGGTCCGGCCCATCCCCGTAGCCGCCCCCACACTGGCAATCGCTCATGCCGCAGAGCGTATCCCGCACCTTGCGGCACTGCCGCTCGCCAATGCGCTCCGCTGCTTGTACAGCTCCGTCCTGCGGATCGCTGGCGCCTGCGCCATCTCAGCTTGCTTCTTTTTGCGTGCCATCTATCTGCCTCCCTGGTCTGTTTTACTGTACCCATTATAGCACCACGTCAACGGAGTGTCAAGCCTTTTTTCAGGGAAGAGCAACTTTTTTTTGGAGGCCGGGAAAGCCCCAAGAATCAGGGCTTGTTGGGAGGGGCCCGGAATCGCCAGACCCTCCGTCTACCGCCCGGAGGGCCTGGCCCATCGCGTCCGTTGCCGTGATCGGTGTTGCCGCCAGGGTCTGCGTGTGGAGCTGCGTCCGTCGCCGCGTCTGAGCCATTCTGTGCCCTCGGAATCAACGGAGGGCCTCGTTACCCGCTTCTGAGCCCGGATGGCCGCCAGCCGCCGTCCCTGCGCCCGCGCGATAGTTTACGGCCGGGGAGCCGTCAGTTACGCTCGCTCCCGGCTTCCCGGAGGCCGCCCTCGCGTCGTAGTCGGCGGTAAGAGGCAGCACTCTCCCCCGCTTGCGCAAGGGACGACCTCCGCCGGACTCGCCCGCCCGATGGCCTACCCCAGGTGCGCGTACCGGCCGGGCGGAAGACTTACCCGGCTGGCCGGAGGAGGGCGGGATGCTCGTCTCTTGGCGGTTGGCGCACCTCGGGCCAACGAGGAGCCTCGGCCTCAACGTCCCTCTCCCTCCTCCATGCCGGGAAGACGTTCACGCCGCCGGGATCAGCTTCTTCCGCCGTAGGAACGGTGCGACCTTCTCCTCGGTCGGCGTCCCGTGCAGCGCAACCCACTCGATGGCTGCGAGGACGACCTTCCAGCCCTCCGCTTCATCGAGGTCCAGATCGGCTCCGAGGTCATCGGCGATGCCCCAGAACAGCACGAGGTCCTTCGCCTGCTTCTTCAGTTCTGCGATGATCTTGGGGAGCACGAAGTCCCACACTCCTGCCAGCCCAGACAGCTTTTCAGCGATCTTGCTCAATCGGTCTCTCCCTCCGGCCTCTCGGCCTCGTCAGGTTCCATCAGCCCCGCACGCGCGGGGCGGAAGGTCGGGTTGAGTAGATCGGGGTCGGATGGTTTCGGCAGCCTGGCACCGCATCGCTCGCATGGCCGCTTTCCGCGCCGCCGAGCCCATCCCAGCGAGACTTCGCGCCACGAGTAAATCTGATTCCCGTCGCAGTCCTCCACGGCGCCCCACCCGAAGGACGACTCGGCACAGCATCGACTCATGTGGTAGCACTCGGAACGGTCGCGCATCCAGACCCGCGCAGAGGGCGAATAGACGACGTATGCATCATCTACCCCATGCCCACAGCAGGCTGAGGAGACTCCGCGGATTGTCTCAAGGCAGGCATCGTGGCCTTCCGGCGTCGGAGACCGACCGCAGCGCACACAAGTCCGTTCGCGAGATGGGTCACCCGGCAGTGGGGTCCCGTCGTCATAGCGCCACACTGGGTCTGTCTCCGACCACCGCAATGTGTTCCCTCGCGCGTGTCCCGTAGCCATCGTGGCCCTCTCAGGTTGCGGCGGCATCCGCGCCCTCCTCGTCCGCGCCCACGACCTCTACCGCCAACTGGTAGGCGTCCCTCGCCGCGCGCCTCCGCGCGAGGCGTTCGGCGACCTGAGTCCACTCGGAGGCGAGGACCGTGTGGCCGGCCTTCGCGCGAGCCTCCAGGGCGGCGTGATCCTCCTGCGCGATCCGCGCATTCGCGGCGGCGGTGTCGCGGAGCAGGCGGAGCTTGGCGAAGCGGGCGGGGAGGTCGGTCATCTCGTCAGCCACCTCCACGCGAGATAACCCGTCGCGCCCCAGAAGACCAAGCAAACCGCGTAGTCCTCGGGTTGCTCAAGCATCGTAGTCCTCCGGTACCCCGCCGCGGTAGGCGATGTAGAGGACCAGCAAGGCCAGGAAGTCCAGCGGGACCAGTAGCAGGTCTTTCAGGCGTCGGAGCATCGGGAGACCTCCCCTCTGACCCGCGCCATGATCTCGGCGGTCGTGATCGCGGGCTTGCCGTCTCTCCTCGTGCAACCCGGCCCCCGGAACATCGCGGACTTGCCCACCGGGATGCCCGTCTCCGCCTCGCGTCTTCGGGCGGTCGCGTACCGCATGATCGGCGGTAGCGGGCGAGGCTTGGCCGCCTGTTCCTCCGGCCACTTCAGCGCGTGTCCCTCCCGCCTCGCGGCGGAACGGTCAGCGGCGGATACGATACGCCTCTCGCGGTACTCCCTCGCACTTGGCAACGGGGTGCCGCACTTCGGGCACCTCGGCCACTCACCAGCCGAGGCGGGAACGTAGGTTCCGCATTCAAGACAAGGGCGCGGGGCTGCGCGGTCGGCGGCGGAAGGCGCAGCCCACTCGTTGGGCGACGCTTTCCACAGGGGGGCTCTAAGCAGCGGCGTATCGCTCGCTACCGCGAGGTCGGCGTCGATGACGGGCTTCTCGTCGAAGTAGGCCTCGCGCATCACCGGACCCATGATTGGGTCATCGTCCCAGCAACCCAGCCTGGGCGTGCTCTTCATCTGTTCGGTTGCGAGCAGCTCCTCCAGACGCAGGTTGTCCATCGCCCACTCCTCTGCGCGCTCCTGCCAGATGCGCGTCTTCTCGCGCTCCACCGGGCAGTTCGCGCACTCCCCATCCGGGACGGCCTGCCACCGGGCGCGCCACCATTCAAGGAACGCGGCAACGGCGCGCTGCCAAGGCGGAATGTGCGCTTCGGCAACCGACGCTTTGCTCATGTGCATCTGTGGCTCGTGCGGGTCTGGTCTCATGGTCGGCCTCCCTTCGGTTGCGCGCCTCTCCACGTCACGAACCCCCATGCGCTGATGACTGCGAACGCGACCTGCGTGGCGACCATCCCCCAGGCCGCCCGGTCCGCCGCCCATGCTGCCAAGAGCACGTTGCTCGCGAGCCACACGAGGAAGCACGATCTGCGCTTGAACACGTTGAGCACGAGGCCGATCAGCGATAGTCCAGTCGCGAAGGCCTGCATGGGGTCGATCAGGGGGTCAGCCTCCCTCCGCCGACGAAGCATGACTTCGGAACACACTCCCTACGAGACAGACCAGGAACCACAATCCCCATGCCTGCCATAGCGTAAGCACGGGGGCGTGGAATACCTCGACTACGATCCAGTTCCACAGCAGCATGAATACCCATCCGAAGAACAGGGATGCTGCCGCCGCAAATCCGAGACAACCGAGCAGCTTCGTCATGGTCTCCCCTCCAGTTTCGCCCACCAAGCCGACAGCAGGCGGTCGTGCGCGGTCAGTCCTGCTCCCAGCCCCCGACAGGCTTGATAATGACCACCGTTGACCGGCGACTTCCGAAGTCGTAGGCGTACCGCGCCCGCTCCGTCGAGTCAAGCCACTCCTGGTATCCGTAGGGTGGGCCTGGAGAGGCGAGGTCGAAGAGGCTCGGGTCGGAGAAACCAGGGAACACATCCTCGACGCGACATACGCCATAGCCCTCTACCCACATCCACGCGCGGAGCCATCCGAGGCGGCGGTCGAAACGCATGTAGAGGTCGCGGTTGGCGACAGTGCAGGACGCGACTCCCGGCTTGACCTTCGTTCCGGTCGCGGTCCCAACCCAATTCAGGTAGGACCCGATGCCCTGCCAAACTGACTCGCGGGGATGGTACAGCGTGAAGCGACAGTCCTTCGGCTTCGCCTCATGCGCGAGCGCCTGCCGCACGAGGTCGGCCTTCAGCCGGTCAGGTCCGGCGAGGATGCGCTGCGACTCTACGGCCCACTCAGCCGGGCGCGCCTTCGAGCACGGGCCGAGGAGCAGCCCAAAGAACAGGACTGCGAGGACAACGATCCCGACGAGGGCGCACGTGGCGTTCTGACGCGGGTCGGCGGGCGACTGCTTCGGCTCGATCATGGTCAAGCCTCCTCTCAGGTCACTGCGAGTTTCGCCGCGCACAACGTCAGCGCGTCGGCTTCGTGGGATTGTGGATCGCGAGCGTCGATCCCCGCCGGAGGCGGCAACGGCCAGGAGATCCCGGCCTCGCGCAGCACAGCCTCGGCGATGGCCCAGCGATCGGACTTCCCGGCTCCGCCCTTCGCCCGGCGGCAGAGAACCTCCCACGTCCAGTCCGGCGGAACCCACAGCGCCTCGTCCGCGTGGAGCGCGGCCGCCGCCCAGCAGACCCCGACCGCTGTCCCCAGCTTCGGGAGCGTGTCCCGCGAGACGCGCCGCCCGTGGAGCGGCTTCGCGCCCTCGACGAGCACCGTCACCGGCCCGCCAATCCCCGCGCGCGCCTCCACAACCCAGGCGCGCACGGCTTCGAGCAGAAGCCCCAGCCTCCGGGTCAGGAACGCTGCTTCGTCCTCGCCCTTGCGGCGCGCGGAGGGCAGGCCGACGTACTTCGTCGCGGCGAGCTGCTGTGCCGACCAAACGACCGCCAGCCCGAGGTTCTTGAGGCTGGGGTCGATCCCGACGAACGTCCCGCGCGGCGACGGCGCTTCGATGCGCTCGACGCGCCGGGCAATGCCGTCGGCGCCGCGAACGAAGCCGAGGCCTTCCAGGTCGGCGGAGGTGATGCCGCGGGGCGGGGTCACTCCGGTACCCCCTTCTGCCGCGCAAACCACTCGGGCAGCGGCTGGCAACGCTCACAGCCGGAACACCGCTTGTAGTTCGCGCAGGTCACAATAGCCTGTGGGGTTGTAGCCCAGGCGCTGCTCCAGTACAGGTGCTTGTGGTCTCCAGCGGCGAACTCAGTCTGCACCTCCCCCACTGTGAAATGTGGCGTGAAGCACTCGACTTCGACCCGCGGGCTGGTTCCGTCGCGGTCCTGTTGCTGCACAACGGTGTGCTTCGGATGGTTGGCGCAGACGCGAACGGCGCACTCGCTCATGTCGCGGCTCCCTTCTCGGCCTCGCGGACGCGACGGGCGGCCTTCACCAACAACCGCGCGTCATCGCGCTCTTGGAGCTTGTCCAGGGTTGTCGGGTAGGTCGCGCCTCGTTGCTTCATCTGGTCGGCCAACGCCTCCAACTTCAGGGCTACGAGTCCCGCCGGGATGTCCTCGGCCCGCAGGTCGCGGGCGACGGAACCGTGGGGGCATGGGACGAACCTTCCTCCGAAGTCTCCGAAGTTCCAGCGGCCAAGGCGGGACATGCCGCCGAAGAGGTCGATGGTTCCGCAGTCGCACCCCTCCGCTCGCTCGACCACGATGACCTCGGGCTTCGTGGCGCTCATGTCGTCAGCTCCTCCGCGCTCGGGATGTGAACCTTGGCATCTGCCAGCAGTTCCGCGAACCAGGACAGCAAGAGAGGGCAGGTCTGCGTCTCCGCCTTCTGCTCCATGTAGGCGCACTCCCAGAACATCCGGCAGCCGCTTTCGAGTGGAGGCCCTCCACCCTTGAAACAGTCGCTCATCTCGCACGTCTCGCAGTCCGTCTGGGTCGGCCCTTCCTGCAACGCGCAGAAGCCGTAGTACCGAACCGGACAGTCCTCTGTCCCTCG